GTAGGTTATATCATCCTACACAACACAGAGGAGTTCTCAACCTCAAATTGTCTCCATCGTTCAATTGGATAGGACTTATCTTTACGGCAGATACGATAGGGGTTCGAATCCTCTTGGGGACACAAAAAAATCGTTAGATGCCAACATATGTAAATATGGCAACGTCAAAAGTGAAAGAGCTATTCACTGTAGGTTAAGCGATGTCCTACGAATTGGAGAGTAAAACAATCAGGGTATTGTCACCGCCTGCTAAGCGAGTGGTTCTGTAAAAGGGATGGATTTCGAGTATTCTGCTCTCCGCAGAAAATTAAAGATTATGGAAGAAAAAGAGAAAGAAAAATTTTGGTATGAAGCAGGGTTTTTCATAACTAAAAAAGGAATTAAAGTTACTCTTTATTTAGAGGTAAAATAGATATTATGAAAAAAATTGAAATAAAAGAAATTACCGATAAATTAGATGCGATAGGAGTCAATTACACGGTAAATAACAATCCAACACCCGAACAACTTGAAAAACTAAGAAAAGGTGTTGAATCAAGAGATTTAAGAATTCAACAAATGGTAGAGGATTATCACTCAGGTAAGTATGATGAGTTAATTAAATCATTATAAAATAATTAGTTCCCCCGTTTGTTCCGTCAAGGGGTATAAAGAGACATCAATCAACGGAACCCCAAATGGAGTCCTTGCCTTAGTAGGATAAAGATGTTATAAACTCAACTAATTAAATTCTAGATGTGGGAAAGTTGGTTAATCCGGTACACTTGGAATGTACAGACCGCTGGTTCGAGTCCAGTCATTTAGACGAGGGAGATTGTTACTAATTTATAGAACCCTAACAGTATGGGGGAAGCGTAGAATTAGAAAATTCGGGATATTGGGGAGTCCGGTTACCCCGCCTGCTTTGGGAGCAGGAGAACTCGCAGGTTCGAATCCTGCTATCCCGACAATTTAGGTGGTTAGCTCAATTGGTTGGAGTCCTTCGCTGATACCGAAGAGGTTATGAGTTCGAGTCTCATACCACCTACAAATGTGGCTCACTGATTTTGATTATTAAGCTCAAATTACTTATATTTTGAGCCAAATGATAGAGTAAAATGAGCCCAATCACCCCCAAAGCTTTAAGGTGAAGCACGATACTTTTAATATCGGGAAGTTGGTTCGATACCACCTGGGGGTACAAAAAAATGTTTAATTAAAAATTAATAGTCGTGAGTAGTTACCAAAAAACTTTGGTTTTGGATTCAAGTTTTATGGCGAGGAGTATTATTTCCACAGAGAGGGCTTTCGTCATTTCTTATAAGGGTAATGCTGACGTTATAAATGAACATCCGGAATCATTCAAATTAGTGAATCCTGAATTGGATATCAAAAAACCATCAATTATCCGGGTCTACAAATATGTGAATCAGATAATTCAAAAAGTTCCTTTAAGTAGAGAGAATGTTTATCGTAGAGATAATTTTGAGTGTGTGTATTGTGGGGACAATAATAGAAAGTCGTTAACATTAGACCACGTAGTGCCCCAATCTAAGGGTGGTAAAGACAGTTGGGACAACTTGGTTACCGCTTGTAGAAGATGTAACGGTGAGAAGTCCAATTTAACATTGGAAGAGTATGGTAAAGAAATTCCACAACCAAGACGACCACACTATTTGATGTTGATGAAACAGGTTCACCACGAAATTCCAAAAGAATGGGAACCATATTTGTTTTTCTAAAAAAAACTCGTATTATTATATAAACTAAAAAATATGAGTATTTCAAACGTACAAAAAACTAAATATTATGAAAGGGGTCTTATTTTACCTAAGTGTGTAAACATTGGGTGCGATAATGATGTTGCGGTTAGAAGTTGGACAAATTGGTCTTTTAAGACTGAATGTTCAAGATGTCAAACAGATAGAAAAAAAGGGGTAATTAGAGAAGGTATTGTCATTCATAAGAAAAAATATTGTGAAAATATTGATGGTCAATTAGGATTTAAATGTCCGGTCCCAACCATTGAAGATTGGGTTGGATTTGAAATTGGTTGTTTAGATTTAGACCATTTAGATGGTGACCACAATAATAATGATACTGAAAATGTTAAAACATTTTGTAAATTATGTCATAATAGAAAGAGCATCGACAGCGGTGATTGTTCTAATAAAAAAGATTCCGCAAGAAATTTTAACCTATAATGGAATTAAAAATAATAAATGAAGATTGTTTATCTGGATTAAAAAAAATTGAAGAACCTTGTGTTGATTTAACTTGGACTTCTCCACCCTATTATAATGCTAAGTCATATAGTGAATGGCCAACATATGAAGATTACTTGGAATTTTTAAAAAATGTTTTTTTAGAAATTTTCAGAATAACTAAGGATGGTCGTATGTGTGTGGTAAATTTATCTCCGGTTATTGTGGCTCGAGAATCAAGGTCTCACGAAAGTAAACGTTTGGCAATCCCATTCCACTTTTTCGCAATAATGGAAAAAATGGGTTGGAAATATATTGATGATATTGTTTGGGTTAAACCTGAAGGTGCTGCAATTAATAGAAATGGCGGGTTCTTCCAACATAGAAAACCTGTGGCGTATAAACCAAATTTAGTATCGGAAACAATATTAGTATTTCAAAAACCGGCTAACTTTTTAATAGATAAGATTGTTAGGTCGTATGATAAAGAAACTTTGGAGAAATCATTGGTTAATGAAGAATATGAACGAAGTAATGTTTGGTTAATTAATCCGGAGACTAAATCAAAACATTTGGCACCATATCCTGAAAAATTATCAGACAATATTGTAAAATATTATTCTTTTTATGGTGATTTAGTGTTAGACCCATTTTTAGGTTCAGGAACAACATTAGTTTCGTGTAAGAAATTGGGGAGAAAAGGTCTTGGTTATGAAATACACGATGAATATGTTAAAATGTCTGAAAAAAGATTAGAAAAAGTTTTTTCAGTTCAAACCAAATTATTTTAAAATTTAATTGTATCTTTGTCAAAATTAAAAAAGAGGAGATATGAATAAGTTAAAAATAATGTTTAGGGAGAATTGGAAATCAATAATGTTTTCGTATTCATTGTTTATGATTAATGCGATATTAATGGTTATGTATCCAAAAGTTTTGGGTAATGCGATTGACCATTTGATAGTTAAAGATTATTCATACATATGGTATTTGGTTTCTACGTTTGCTGCGATTATGTTCTTTGGATATATTAGTAGAATTTACGACACTAAAGTGTTCTCCGGAATTTATAGAAGATTTGCTTCTATTGAAACTTGTAAACAACTTGATAGTGATGTTGAGACTACCAAAATCAATGGAAGATTAACCTTAATGCACTACATCGTTCAGTTTTTTGAGAGAGATATGTTGTTAGTAATACAAACAATCATTGGTTTGGTTGGTGCTATCTACTTCTTGTCAATGGTAAGTTTACCGATTGTTGGGTTCTTGATTATCACAACAATTTTAATCTTGGGAGCGACAGCATATTATTCACCAAAGATAGCAGATATTACGAGTCAATATAATGATTTGTCTGAAGAACAAACTGATGTGATTGGTACGAGAAAAATCTCAGCAATTAACAATTTGTTAAAAAGAGGTCAGTCCTTATCTCTTAAAATGTCAAGTATTGATGCTAAGTTCTCAATTTGGATTCAAGGAATTGTTTATGGAAGTGTAACCGCATTGTTAACTTACTATGTAATGTATAATAAGGTGAGTGTGGGAAGTGTATTTTCAACTTATAGATATATGTTCGACTTTTGTAATGCTCTTCTTGGGTTACCAACAATTTTAACATCATATATCAATATTAAAGATGTTATTAAAAGATTAGAAACAGAAAATTAAAGATTATCACTTGGTGTAAGTGGGAATGAATACCACCTTGGGTTAGCATAGTAACTGAGATAGAATCTCTTAATTTGTTACTGAATACGGGTTCGAATCCCGTAGTGATAATTTTAAAATAGAAAACCTACGGTACTCATAGAATGATATGGACACAATTCCTGTTCTTTAGGTCGTAGGTTAATTGGTCTTGATGGTCGTGGCGACCGGTTAGTCTGCAAAACTAACAGAGTGGGTTCGATTCCCACCGAGACCTCAAATAACATAATTGTTTAACCACGAAAATGGGCTTGAACAACCGAATGGAAGACGCGTTTCTTACTAGGGAGTAAAATAGAAAATTAGATTCGGAGGCATCCGGGTTGTGTGAAAAAGTAGGGGGGTTACCCGGCGGGGAACCAAGAAGAATTATGTTATTAAATGCAGGTCACAGACAAGGCGTCGGTCAGGTCTCCAAAACCTCGATGGGTAGGTTCGATTCCTACGGTCTGCGCAGAAGACGGAGAGTGAGTCAAGGGTAATTCCGTTATGGTTATCCCTAGAGGGTCTCTCCCGAAGAAATATGGATTTTGAAGCACAATTGGACGTGCGACCGGCGTAAGGCCGGGAGGATATAGGTTCGAATCCTATCAATATCCCAAATTAAAAAGTTTAACAACCGGGGTGTCCATACTCTAAAAAATTAATGGACTAGACGTGTTGATAGGGGTGACCTCCCAATAGTAGCACCATAGAAATATGGTAAAGGATAGATAAGGACTAGTACGCCGGTGACGAACACGACGAATTCCGGATTTCCCATTGTTGCCCGCTACGACCCAAGGGCGGGGTTGTTAAACTTTTTTTTATATATTTATCAATATGAAAAACTTTAAATTTTTAATGGATAAACTCAAGGATTATAATTTAAACTCTGAGGATTATGCTGTTTTTGGTTCGGCACCATTAGTGATAACCGGTATGGTTGATGATGTTAACGATTTAGATGTTATTATACGACCATCAAAATGGGGATTCAATGATAAAGGAGAATATAGAACCAAAGATATTGAGTTCTTCGATAATTGGCCCAAATATGATATTGATGATTTAATTGATAATCATTCATTCCTATATAACGGAATTAGATTTATAAATCCAAAAAAAGTTCTCGAATATAAAAAATTACTTAAAAGAGATAAAGATAAAGATATTTGGGATTATTAAAAATAATAATTATAAAAAAAGGGTTAGAATTATCTAACCCTTTTTATTGTTTATTACACTACTGGTTTTTTGGCAACAATTGACCAAATTACACCAACTAATGTTAATACCGCACCCGATAGTTCAGTGTACAATCCGTCAGAAATGTAACCTTGAGCAATTACAATACCACCAACGGCAGTGAATACATGGCGAATAACACCAAAAATTTGTTCTTTATTCATATTAAAGTTTTTAACGTTTATTATCTATAAATAGTTTTAAAATCATCGTTATTAAAAAAATAAATAAAAAAAGACTTGACACTTTTATAAAAAGTCGTATATTTATTAGAAATTACAATAACACAACAAATGCAAACTTTAAACATATTACTTACGATAGCGGGAACTGAGGGTAGAGATACAACTTGGAAGTCGATGGTATGATATATATTTAAGTAAAAAAAATATTCAAAAATCCATCTTCAAAAAAGGTGGATTTTTTTTTGGTTTATAGTTGTCGGAATGAAATAAAAGATTATCTTTGTACCGAATTAAAAAACAAGATATGGACGATATAAGAGAAGAGTTGGTTATGGATTACTCACCAATATTAGGAGTAACCTACGGATTAAAAAATGTTTTAATCGAAGAAGAAAAAAAAGAAGAATAAAATTTGGTAGAATGAAATAAAGTATTATCTTTGTACCATCAAAAAGAAACAAGTTAATTGAAATATTGATAATGTAAAAATGACATCTCCCAAGGGAGAAAGTCCTGGTCCGGATAGAACCTCATCTATCCAAAATTCGCTGCCATCATCTAACGGTCAGGATATATGGTTTTCATCCATAAAATCGGAGTTCGATTCTCCGTGGCAGTACTTTAAACATTTTTGTACTTTTACTATATATTGAGATATTTATAGTAAAAGAACAAAATGGCGAGAAAAAAACCACATATACATTACATTTATAAAACAACTTGTAATGTTACAAATAGATTTTATATCGGAATGCACAGTACCACTAATTTAGAAGATGGTTATTTGGGTAGTGGAAAACGATTAAGATATTCTATTAGAAAATACGGTAAAGAAAACCACACAAAAGAAATTTTGGAGTTTTTACTAACAAGAGAAGAGTTAGTTATTCGAGAGTTAAAAATTGTTGATAAGATTTTAATCTCCGATAAATTATGTATGAATCTTAAAGAAGGTGGTTCAGGTGGATTTACAAAAAAAGATTGGGAAAAGGGTCAAATAGCGTCTAGTATTCTTATGAAAGAAAGATGGAAAGACCCGGAATATCGAGATAAAATGATTCGTGTAAGACAAGAAGGAGTAAAAAAACTACATAAAGAGGGGAAGATTAAGTATGATAATTTTAAAGGGAAAAAACATAGCCCCGAATCTATTGAGAAAATGAAAGAATCTCGAAAAGGACAAGGTAATGGGGAAAATAATTCTCAGTATGGGACTTGTTGGATAACAAATGAAATTGAGAATAAAAAAATATTTAAAGGAGATTTAATTCCGGAAGGATGGAGATTGGGAAGGAAAATAAATAATGGGGGTATCGTATAAAAGCAATTACAGTGGTTTTGCAAATCACAGAACACGGAGCGTTACCGTGTACCTCCACAAAAATAAAATAAAAAAAGATTTGGTAGTTTAAATTGTTCTACCTATCTTTGTTGAGAATAAAAACAAGGTCTATTAGTGAAGAAGCATCATCCAACACTGTCACTGTTGAGTAGACGGAGCGTTACCGTCATAGACCGCAAAACTCAAGATTAATTACCTTGGGAATGGATGATTCGAAGCATCCGATTGATTATAGTGTAATGGTGCACACCATCCTCCAAAACAGGGTTCGAGTCCCTGGAACGTGGGCTTCTCAGGGGAAGGGAGATTAAGGTTCAAATCCTTATTAGTCAGCAAAATAAATAATACATCGCGAGGGGGGGGTATAGTATCCCATCGGTCTCATAAGCCGAACAAAGCAGGAGCGTTACCTGCCCTACGCTACTAATTTAATAACTAAATCCGTATGGCTACAGTAGCAAAAAGGTCAAGACAACAAAGAGTTCTTGAAATGTTGGAGAAACAATTAAAAAATGGTGTAAAAACCGAAAAAGGTACTATGGATACCAAGATTCCATTAACTGATTCTGATGTGAAGAGAATCAACAAAGAGATTGACACTCTTAAAACAAAAGTGTAACAAAATAGATGATTAATTTCATCTAACTGCGAGTGAAGTGTTTCGGTAGCATCTCTGACTTCCAATCAGATGGGCCGGTTTCGACTACCGGTACTCGCACAAAAATACAACACGACGAAAATAGGTTAACCAGCACCTGTTATCACGACACCTATAGTATTCAGAAAGTACGTATTATCTGTTTTGCGGTGAGAAGGGAATAAGTCCGGATTAGCTATCCACCTGATGAAAACCTTAAGTCGGATTGTGGTGTTGCTCCACAGCAGTGTTTTATTTTAAATTTTATATTCTGTTTGACGTTAGACAGTATGGTGCCCTCGATATCTCGGAAACACAAGTGGGGAAGGAAGTTACTCACCACATACAGAAAACATAGATTCGTATGTCTAACGAAAGGTTAAGTGAAAAGGTCGGCATTCGTTCCAACGTTGCGACAGACTATAATAGGGGAGTGAAGGGGTTTGGGCCTTCACACTTAATTACCAATCTATGTCGGTAACAGAATAAATTGGCTCCATCGTTCAACGGATAGGACATTTCTCTTCTAAGGAAATTATCGGGGTTCGAATCCCTGTGGAGTCACATCAATTGCCTTGGTGGTGGAACGGTAGACACGCTTGTCTTAGGAACAAGATTTTGAGGGTTCGATTCCCTCCTGAGGTACAATACATTATCATAACTCGGTGTGATACACCGCCAACTACCTCCTTAAACAACGTGGGAACTGCGGTTCTCCCAATGTGGCCGAAGTGATGATGTTATAAGAAACAGAGAAAAATCTGGACAGCGAAAGCAGGATAGACCTTGGGCAGTTTCTTTTAGTAGTTTAAGAGACAGAGTTGACTTCTACTTAAAAAAAATACTCTGCGACAGGCTTCCTACGCACGAATGGTGGTGTACCGGATTTGTAACCCGGAATAGAGTCAGTTCGATTCTGACAGGAAGCTCAAAATGAACGGGTGGTAAATGGTAAAGCGTCTCGGCCAGGAGGTCGGGAGATGAGGTTCGATTCCTCGAAGTAAACGGAAATTTATGAGTATGGTACTATTGTAGGTTCGAATCCTACTCTGTTCACAAAATCGACTATAAGAGGATTGGTATGTAGGAACAACATACAAGTAGTTGACATCTCGGAAAGACGAGAAAATAGTCAGGTGGCGGAATTGGTGTACGCAGTGGTGTGTTAAATGTGGGAATAGACATAATCCCTAATCCTTGTGAAAGGACTAACCGCTTGTCTTTTATTACAGGTTCGACCCCTGTTCTGACTACAAATTATAAAGGAAGTGTCAAACGCTCTTTAGACACACTTGACAACTAGGGATGGAGTTCGAATCTCCTGACACAAATTAGGGCTTGTGAATAACAGACGGGATAAGAGTAGTTGTTATAATATAGTCAGGTTGGATACAAGGTCGGTTCGAGTCCGATGGAAGGTCACGGATGACGGGTAGCACCCTGTAGAGAGGTTCGATTCCTCTCCTGACTACAATTGAGATAGAGATACTCAATAGATTTGGCATCGTTTCTTAAACAAAGATGTAGCTGACGCCTCAAACGGTTTTACAGAGGGGGTCTTTGGGAAAAGGGAGCGTACTAACTCACCTCCAAGTAATAGTTGACTTTTATGTGCGGGTAAGACCGTCTCGACTTTTGAATAGGAAAACAGAAAAAATCTACCCCAAATTAATCTCATTGGGGGAACACATCCCCGTGGTGAAACGGTAAACACCTCTTCCTTAAAAGGAGACGCTTAGGCTTACGAGTTCAACTCTCGTCGGGGATACTAATATTTATTAATATGAAAAACAACCAACCCAACTCCACATAGTTTTAGCTATTAGCTAAAATTTATGACTCAGAAATTGAGAATTTGGAGAGTAGTTCCCGTTAATAACGGTGTTCAGGCTCCCACTTTTTTCGTAGAAACTACGGAAGAAGGACGTGAGAAGGCAGAGGAATCTGCGATTAAACAAGCACGAATTAAATCGGGCTTAGGAAAGTTCAAACAGTGGAACTTTAGATTGGAGAAACTCTCTGTGAGGGTTGATAAATTTGGTAGGTATGTGAAACACCACCAATAAGTTGACATATGTTTGTGGGTTCATTAAAAACCCATTTTAGTCCTATTAGCTCAGTCCGGTCAGTAGCAGTTCGCTCATAACGAAAAGGTCACAGGTTCGAATCCTGTATAGGACACAGCGGATATTTGAGTGTAAGCAAGTACAATATCTATCGTTAGACCCTTACAGGTGATGAACGGTGGTCTTAGGGTCATTCCTAAGTGTAGATACCAGTTAACTCTACATAAAACCTTCAAGGAAACTTGGGGGTTTTTTATTTACAATAAAATAAAGTATCCTTATATTTATAAATGAAACCTTGTTGCTGAGGTTCGCGTGTTCACAGAGACATTTGAGTTGGAATTAATACCAACGAAGCGAAGTTCAATAAACATAAAAAATAAAATAAGGAAATTATGTATTACCAAACAAAAACAGGTACGCCTTGTGCGTATATTACAAAAGACAAAAAACGTCTTAAACAAGTTGGACAAAATGTCTATCTTAAAAACGGGGAAGAATTCGAACTAGAATTATTTAACCCATCATCAACCACAGTATTAGCGAAAATTAAACTTGACGGAAGTTATATCTCCGGAGGAGGAATTGTACTTAAACCGGGACAAAGAGTATTTCTTGAGAGATACCTTGACGACGCTCGTAAATTTAAGTTTGAAACTTATGAGGTTGACGGAACATCAAATGAAGTATTGGATGCCATCGCCGGAAATGGGGATGTTGTTATTGACTTCTTTGATGAATATAAACAACCGGTGTGGAATAACCCAATAACTTATGTTGGGGGTTCATTTGGTGGACCAATCCATACTTATAACTCAAACTCTTTTAATATTAATGGTAATGGTACAACAACAACCACAAATGGTAATTTATCATTTACATCATCAAGTAATACTGCGGGTGTTAATTTTAATACTACATCAATAAGTAATACTTTTGCAGGACCAAACAAAAGAGAGATTTTAGGTCCAAACAATAGAGGTGTTTTAAGAAGTTTGAAAAAATCTAAACCTAATTCTCGTAGTGAGGTTACTATGGATATGTTGTCTATGGATTCATTAGAAACCGGTAGAGTTGAAAAAGGTGGTTCATCTGACCAATCATTTCAAACGGTGAATAAAACTTTTAACCATTACGCTTGTTCAACATCAATATGGAAGATTCTTCCTGTATCACAACAAGTTTTTGAAAAACAGGACTTAAAAGTGTATTGTACTAATTGTGGTAAAAAAAGAAAAAAAGATTCTGATAAGTTTTGTTCTTCTTGTGGGAACAAATTCTAAATAATAAATAAATAACAAGGTTTCAAAATATAATCCATCATTTTTTTAGTGATGGATTTTTTTATATGAAAAAATTGTGTATCTTTGTATCAAAATATTGAAATATGAAAAGAATTTTTATTGATATGGATGGTGTATTGGTTGATTTAGGGGGAGAATTTGATAAATGGTTCGATGAACATCCAAATTTAGTTCACAAATACAAACATAGTCCTGACCATATTCCGGGTATCTTTAGAGACCCTAAACCATATGATGGGGCAATTGAGGCAATCAATAAGTTGGTTGATAGTGGGAAATATGAATTATTGATTGCCACTGCGGCGCCTTGGGGAAACCCTTATGCGTCTACGGATAAAAGGTATTGGATTGAGAAATATTTTGGTAAGTTATTTCATAAAAAAATGGTAATTACTCATCGAAAAGATTTATTACTTGGTGATTATTTAATTGATGATAGAACGGCAAACGGTGCCGGAGAGTTCACCGGTGAATTAATTCATTTTGGGTGGAATTATGAGAAAAAAGTTTGGAATGAATACCCTGATTGGGATAGTGTATTAAAAAAATTATTATAAAATGGAAAATAATGTAAAACCACCTTATCGTATCTATTTAGATGACGTAAGAACTCCAACCGGAGATAATTGGATAGTTGTAAGAAATTACGATGAATTTGTTAGTAAAGTTAATGAGATTGGATTGGAGAATATTGATATAATTTCGTTGGACCACGATTTGGGGGATACAGCAATGAAGGAGTATTTCAACAATGTTTCGCCAAATTATACTTTGGATTACAACAATATTGATGAGAAAACCGGATATGATGCCTCTAAGTTCTTGGTTGCGTTGTTTCACAATACAAATGAAGGTAGATTCAATATGAGTAGAAGTGAAAGAAAGGCTGACAAATTTGTATTTCCAATTGTATATGTTCATTCTGCAAACCCAATCGGAAGTGCGAACATAATGGGATATTTGAACAATTTTTATATGAACGAGGGTCAAGCACAAACTTGTGTGAGAGTCCAAATACCACACGTATAATGGGTCCGGAAGGTGAAAAAATAGTTGAGAGAGCATATAAACTTCATTTGGATGAAAGTGGTGAAATTATTACTTTTGATGACTTTTTTAATAAAGTAGTTTCTGATGAAGAATTTGGTAAGTATTTTGACACTTTATTTGATAGAGCAAAAAAATTAATAATCAAAGAACGTATAAAATGATAAAAATAGATAAAGAAAGAAAAGTTTGGATTATATCCGATACCCACTTTGGACATAAGAATATATGTCGTGGAGTAACTGCGTGGAGATTACCTGATGGGAGTATTCCAATATCTCAAACAAGAGATTTTGACTCAATTGGTGAGATGAATGAAATGATAGTGAATAACATTAATAGTGTTGTTGGACAAGATGATGTTTTGATTCACTTAGGAGATTGGAGTTTTGGTGGGTTTGAGAATGTAAAAATTTTTAGAGACAGAATTGTGTGTAAAGAGATTCATCTTATATTAGGTAATCACGACCACCACATTGAGAACAACCGAGAGGATTGTCAAGAATTGTTTGCGAGTGTTAATCATTACACAAAATTGATGTATAAGTTTGAGACATTGGTTTTAATACACTTCCCTATTGATTCTTGGGATGGATTAAACAAAGGACACATCCACTTACACGGACACTGTCATTTACCTCAAACAAAAATTTTTGGTAAAGGTCGTAGAATGGATGTAGGGATGGATGGTAGTTTGTTCTTTTCACCATACGATTTAAGTAACGTAATTAAGATTGTTAAGGAAAGAGAGATTCGTTCAAATATGGATGGGGACCACCACATAGATGAAGTAATAACTGAAGACGGAAAAAAAAGAAAATAATATGTTAAACACAAGAGTTGAGGATAATCATTTTAATGAAGATGATTCATTTATATCGTCACGAATAATAATTGAGGTCCCGTTATCTCACGAAATGATACAAGATTGTTATTCGTATGCGCCAATGGATGCACCGGCAGAAATAAAAAGAATGTTGATGGAATGTCTTGGGGATACGATTGATGAAATTATTTTAGGTAAAAGACCTGATAATGTTGATGAACAGTGGTTAAGAAGAAAATTAATAGAAGTGAAAGTAATATGAGAATTAAACAAACAAAAAAAGATTTATTTGTGTGTTCCTGTCATAACACGGAACATCAAATGGTTGTCCTATATGATGAGGACGATATTGATGGTGTAAGATTTCCAATGGTTTATGTTCATACTCATTTGGTTAAACGACCATTTTGGCAAAGAGTTGGTTATGGATTAAAATATATTTTTGGACATCAGTCAAGATACGGAGCATTTGATGAGTTTATCATCAATCCGGATGATGTTGGTGGGATTGAGAAGATTGTTAAATATTTAAAAGAATGTGAAATATGAAAGAGTTATTTTTATTAAGAGGATTACCAGGAAGTGGTAAATCTACGTTGGCGGAATCATTAGGTGGTCAACATATGGAAGCGGATAAATACTTTACCTACGAAGGTAAGTACGAATTTGACGTTACTAAATTAAAAGACGCTCACGATTGGTGTCAAAACGCTGTAAAAGTTTTTATGGAAAATAAAGGCAAACGAGTTGTGGTATCAAACACATTTACTCAAGAATGGGAAATGAAACCATACTTTGACTTGGCTGAAAAACACGGATATAGAGTTTATTCTTTAATTTGTGAAAACAGACACGAAGGTGTTAATGAACACGGGGTTCCGGAAGATAAATTGAAATTAATGAAAAATCGTTTTGAGGTAAAACTTTAATTTAATATCTTTGACCCACAAAATTAGTTAATTATGGAAAATATCTTTAAAGTTGCCAAATACGAAAAAACGGAGACCGGATTCAATCATAATGGGTATGACGAATATGTTATTACTTATGGTAAAGCGAGAAAGGTTCATTTACTTAGATTGATTATCAACGGACAATACACAGACCATACAATAAACCTAATTGATGGAAATAGTGGTTATAAGAAAACTATTCTCACAGCTATTAGTGATTATAAAAACGGTAGATTAAAAGGTGACCCGACTCAGATTGTAAAGAAAACAATAACCTTTAGTGAGATAGTTCAAATTTACAGTAAACCGATTGTAAGTAATGTTAAAAATTATTTATTGGGGATTAACAAAGAAGAAAGAAGAGAGACATTAACAAAATTTGAATTGATATGAGTGGGGGGACTTTTATTTGATTCTAATATATTTATAAATAAAGTTTAAAATATGATTGGAGTTTATAAAATAACAAGTCCAAAAGGTCTTGTATATATCGGTTCATCAAAAGATGTTGATACTCGTTGGAAGTGGTATAAAAAATTAAGATGTAATAGTCAAACTAAATTATATAACTCGTTAGTAAAATATGGTGTTGATAATCACATTTTTGAAGTTATTGAAGAATGTGATATTGAAATTCTTTTAGAACGGGAGTTATTTTATGGTACATTTTATGAATGTTTAGATAATAAAATAGGTTTAAATTGTCGTTTACCTAAATCAATGGAAGGTTATGTGTATATGTCACAAGACACAAAAGATAAGATAGGCTCCTCAAACAAAAGTGTTAACGTTGGTAAAATTCACGGACATTATGAGTCATCCTTAAAAAAGTTAACACCGGAACAAGTTCGAGAGATAAAATTGTTGTTAATTGAAAATAAATTAACTCAAAAAGAAATTAGTGATTTATATTCTGTAAGTAGGAGAACAATTGGTTTGATTTTGATTGAGAAAAGATATAAAACTATTGCAACAGATTTAGATTTGTCTTTAAGAAAAAAACAATATGTTAAGTTAGAGGAATGTGATTATAATGAGATAAAAAAATTGAACAAAGAGGGGGTAAGTCAAACAAAAATTGCTCAAATGTATGGTGTTAACCAATCACATATTAGTAAAATTATAAATAACGAAAATTATATTAAAACTATGAATATAAATAAAGATGGGAGAGTGAGTCATTAGTGGTGGGCATTTCGATTATAACCAATATAAGATTGGTTACATCGCAGACCAAATAGATGAGGTTATTGTGAAGAATGGTTTAGAAAAAACACCGGAAGAACTTAAAGAACATTGGATTGACCCTGATTGGTATAAAAAATACCCTGAGGACTTATTCCATTACAAATATCCGGATGAGGTTATTGAGAAGATGAAAGATGCAGTTAAAGCTCTTAAAATTGCTCAAGAATACGCTCAACGAGTGGATTGGTTGTTATCAGGTGATGATGGTGAAGAATCATTCTTAAGTAGATTAGAAGAGAATTTAAAAAAAATAGAATAAAATGATAGAAAAACTAAACAAATATTACGAAGACGGATTACTTTACAAACAAGTACATCCATACCTCCCATTAACTATATGGAACTATAGCGAAAAAGTCCAGTATGAAAATTTGTGGGACGAAACTCTTTTGATGTGTAGAGGTTTAGTTACCGACCACACCGGAGATATCGTAGCAAAACCTTTTGATAAATTCTTCAACATAGAGGAAGGAAAATTTGAACCAACTGAAAACTTTGAGGTGTATGAAAAAATGGATGGCTCACTTTTAATAGTTTTTTGGTACGAAGGACAATGGATATTAGCGACTCGTGGGTCATTTGGTTCAGACCAAGCAATTAAGGGTAGAGAATTACTTAAAAAATACAACACCGATATAATGTTCAGACATCTGACTTTTTGTTTTGAAATTTTATTTCCTCAGAATCGCGTGGTAGTAGATTACGGTGATTATGAAGGGTTAGTCCTATTGGGAACCTTTGATAAGAATGGTAAAGAATATGATGTGGAAATGTGGAGAGAATACGGGTTTGATGTGGTTAAAAAATACGATGGTATAAACGACTACAAACAACTCAAAGAAATGGTTAAAAACGACCAAGAAGGGTTTGTGGTGAAGTTCTCCAATGGGGATAGAGTTAAAGTTAAAGGTGTTGAGTATCTTCGTCTTCACAAAATTATGACCAATGTTACCACAACCGGAGTTTGGGAGTATTTGAAAAATGGTGAGGATGTTATGGAAATATTAAAAGATGTTCCAGACGAATTTTACAATAAAATTAAATCTTATGTTAGAGATTTAAGATATAGTCATTTCCAAATATCTGAGGATGCTGGTAAAAAGTTTGATGGTATGATGTATGGTAAATATAACGATAAAGAACCCATAGAAGATAGAAAAGAGTTTGCTGAGTGGGTATTCACTCAACCTAAACATATGTCAGGGATTCTGTTTAGAATGTTTGATAAGAAAAATTACTCTGAAATCATATGGAATCTAATAAGACCGGAATTTAAAAAGTTGTAAAAAAGTGGGAGTAATATCCCACTTTTTTTGTTTTTTTACTATTTATAAGTTATAAAATATTAAGTTAAAATTATGAGTGTATCTATAATAGTGGCGTTTATCACGGGGGTATTGGGACCTCTCCTATTATTATTCATTAAGAATAAATTGGATAAAAAAACTGAAAAGCCTGATATGGTGTTGGAAACACTAAAAGTTAGTGAACTTGTGATGACAAAATTGGAACATATTAAAGACGAATTTAAATCAGATAGAGTTTGGATAACACAATTCCATAATGGGGGTAACTTTTATCCAACAGGAAAATCTATAGCAAAATTCAGTATTATGTATGAAGTTGTTGGTCCGGGAATAACATCAGTTCAATCAAATTTTCATAATATTCCAGTTAATTTATTCAGCCGTTCAATAAATCAGTTATTAGAAACCGATGTGATTGAAATTTCCGATTATAAAGATGAAACTATTGCGACTTTTGGTTTAAAATATATTGCTGAAGATACTGGTTGTAAATCCGGATATTTATTTGCAATAAAAACTATTGAAGGTAAATTCATCGGGACATTAGGGTTAGATTATACAAAAAGAAAATCTAAATTGGACATTGAATCAATAAATCATTTACTACAACATTCGGCATCAATAGGAGGTGTTTTAATGACACATTTACAACAATAATATGAAAAAATTAATACAATTATTAGAAGCAAATATTAAACTAAATTCATCAGGATGTTCTTATATAAGCGTGGATTCTGATATTGGATTAGATTTAGTAAACGACGCATTATTAAAAGATATTTGTACCGCATCTAAAAACGCTAATGTTAACGTGAATATAACATCTGCGGTGTCTGACCATAGTGAAACAACAGATTCAGGAGCTGTTAGTAGACACTCAACCGGAAGTGCTGTAGATATAAGTAAAGTTAATGGTGTTGCCGTTAAAGACCCATCTAACAAAAGAAATGTTGATAGTTTTGTAATTCAGTTAGAACAACTTGGATATAAAAGAAATAGTGAAGGTGGTAATACAAAATCTGTTTTATGGCAAATGGATGACCATTATAACCATGTACATGTTTCAAATAAAGAACAAATCGCTCCAGCGGCTGATGGTTCAACAACAACAACAACAACAATCCCACCTGGTGGTGATGCCGATAGTACTGCTAGTGATATTATGAACTCACAAATCGGAGCAGCATTTGGGACGGCTTTAGGATTAAAAGAACATAGAGTAAATAAAGAAATAGGTAAAATTAGAAACTTACTTAAATAAAATAACCCCTCCGTTAAGAGGGGTTTTTTGTTTTACTTCACTTGAGTAGTATCTACTTGAGTGGTATCAACTGATGTGGAATCTACTTGTGTTGAATCATCAACAACTTCAGTTGCTTCGTCTTGTTTCACTTCGTGTTTACAAGATGTTAAAGATAACGTTGCAATAACTGCAAGGGCTAAAAATACTTTTTTCATAATAATTTGTTTTAAATAATGTTTAATTTCGTTAAATAAATAGGTTAACAAATCCGTAATATCAAGTTTTATGCCAAATTAATTTACGTAATCGTTATCGTAAAAAATTTTTTTGAAAAAAATTAAAATAATATTTGGAGATGTCGATTTAATGCTTATCTTTGTACCGGATTTAAAAATATAAAATTATGAGTAATTGGCAAACTAATACTGAAAAAAAGGAGTTTATTTTAGAACTAAAAACGATAGAATCCACTTTTAAATGGGGTTCATTAGATTGGGGGAAAATAAATAGAAAAAAATCGGACGAATTATCAGTTATTTTAGACATTATCAAAAGACAATGTAGAAATGGTTTACTTGAATTAAAAGATGGTTGTGAAAAAACTGATTTAATTTATGAAAAATAATTTGGTGGATTAAAAATAAGTATTATCTTTGTACCGAATTTAAAACTAATTATTATGACAAAATTATCAAAACACACATTATCTTTATTAAGTCTATTGGTTATAATTGGATTTGTGGTTGTTGGATTAACTATTAAAACAAACGGTATTTGGTTTGGATATTTACTAATTTCAATTGGTTCAAATGCTTTTGGAACCTTACTACATAAAGAAAATCACGGATAAATTATGACTAAAGAGAAATTATATAGAAGTGTTAACGGGGAGTATTTATATTTATTCAATTGGATAGGTGGAGGATTTAATGACGTGTGGGCACCAAGTAAAAGAGAGGCTTACGCTAAAGTGGTGAGAGAACACAAAGAACACGAAAAAAAATACCCAACTCACGTTAAGTTGAGACCGGATTATAAGACAATGAGAAAATGTACTTATTCTCAGTATCAAGAACAAAACCGAATGGGTTGGATGATGAGTATGTAAAAACTACTTGAGTAAGTGGGAGTGGTCAATCAACAACCCAAAGAAGTTTCAGGTAAATCAATATGACAACGGGATGGCCGAGCCCATATAGGTAAGTAGGAGATTTTAACAGTTTTGGTGGATTGACATAGTTTTTTGTTAAAATTATAAAAAAGGTGACATTAGTCACCTTTTTTTATGAATCTGTTATTATAAGAACATAATGGTTGAAAGTTACTATAATGATTTAATTTAAGTATTTCTTCTTCAGATGTTGCCTTTGAGGATGGAGTTATATGGTCTAAATCCCAAGTTTTATTTGGTTGATAAATACCATCTTTTGGGTTACCATAATTTTCCCAACTCATCCAAGATTCCCATAATAATTCAATATGTTTCTTAAAATCATCAAAAGAACACCCTAAAATATTAGTAGTTTTACTTAATTTTTTACCACCATTTCGTTTTAACGAAACAGTTATGTTATTGGAAATCCTAAAACGTAGTTTAACTAAAGGATTTTCATTTATCCTAATTTGTTTATAAATATTTTTTTTCTTCTTTAATATTTCACGATTTTCTTCACGATACTTTTTATTATACACACTTTTTTTTAATTTTCTTAAATTTTCTTTTTTAATAGATTCTTCTAAATTTATAATGGGTATTTTTTTAATATATTTATAACAAAGTTTTACACAACTTTTACATTGACAGTTTTTACCACTCTTCTCTTTTTTATTATTATGAAAATCACATAATAGTTTTTCAACTTTACATTTAGAACATATTTTATTCTCCATTCTTGAAATATTTAATAATTAATTCTTCAATAAATAATGATTTATTATTTGTAATTTTGTTTATTTTATTGATAAGTTCTTTAGATATTGTTATACCTAATTTACCTTTTTTATCGTCTTCTTTTAATTTAGGTCTACCCATTATAATGTTATTTATATATAAATATCCGGAAAAATATTAAAAGACGGATTTTTATCAGATTTTTATAAAATAAATTTGGTAAATTAAAATAAAGTATTATCTTTGTACCATAATAAAATAGTTAGGAGACCATTGGTTGGTATCACCTCCCCAAGGTTGAGTAACGGTAAGGCCGACTCTTTATGGCAAAGACGGAACAGGTTCGAATCCTGTCCTGACTACAAAACTAATGGGAAGTGGGATTGATAGTATCCATCTTCTAAGGAGTTGTCCCCTTGTGGGAGTGTACGGACAAAAAGTCAACATCCAGGGAAATCGTTATTGGGTGTCACACGTAGGTGGTAACGAACCTCGTATCTTGGTGTAACAACACACCATTAGTTTTTAAATAGTCAGGTGGCGGAACAAGGGTAGCACTGATAAAGCTAATTCCTGATGGTAGACGCTCACAGGTTGGTATTGTAAAAGAGGAATTGACCTCCATCTCCACGATTTTAGTGGTTATACCTTACAGGTTCGAATCCTGTCCTGACTACAAATCGACGATGTCAACTACCTGTAGTATCTACAGGGGCTATGAATAAACATAGAGACTTATTTAGGTAAGTTAAGGAATAAATGAGTTACAGTTCGGATTTGAACCTTAAAAAAGGTATTGCTTTAATGATATGAAGATTCAGAATGACCTAGGTTGTTTAGATACCTGAACCATACAAAGAAGTCTTATCGTGTGATGATATTTTTGAGCTAAGGCTGAAATTTTTTGATTCACAATTTAGTCAGGTAGCACATTGGAGATGCACGGTAAGGAAACCCCTTATGTGGACACACAGGTTCGAATCCTGTTCTGACTACTAAAATTAAATTATATGGCAACATTAGAAACACAATACAAAAACTTTATGTCGGATAATCCGGATTCAAAGTTTACCCATATTGAATGGTTAGAGTGGTACGGTAACCAACTTATTAGTGAATTAAAAAAAATTGATGAAAATTCAAAAAAAGATTTGGTAGATTAAAAAATAGTATTATCTTTGTACTCTAATTAAAAAAGAAACAAATTATGGAAATAGTATTAATACAATTCGGATTGACGGTTATAAATCTATACGGTGCAAAAATTCAAAAAGAAAAAGGTAGAAATCCCGCATTCAGTTATTTTGTTGCCGGAATGTGTTTTGGTTTAGGTATTACAAAATTGTTAGAATTATTTTTAAAATAATTTGATATATTAAAATAAAAGTATTATCTTTGTAGAAGAAATAAAGTTCTTAAAATTATTGAAAAAATAGGTGGACGTTGTGTCGAGGATTCAAATCCCTCCGGTCTTAACCCCGTAGCTCAGATGGTAGAGCATACGTCCACTAAAATATATGGTATTATAGCTCAGTGGAGATTTATCTCCTTTGGTAGAGCAGGAGTAACGAAAGACTCTGTGCCGGTGGTTCGAGCCCATCTGATACCACAAAAGTAAACCATAATTTGGTGGGGGATGGAACTACGAATTTATTTGTAGTAAAGTTTCGTCGGGTGAGAGACCCGGATGGATAGAAGGTAGACAAGTAATCCTATACACGCCCACAGATTCCTTCTCAAGGGTTTACAAATTTTATTCTGTGATAAGATAGCAGATAGACCTATTACAGCAGAACCCCATAGGGAGTCAGAAATGACGAGCAATATGGAGTCCCTATCAGATTACAGTTGAGGAGGTACTCAAAGATAACCGTGAGGTTAACAAGAAATAAACGATGGTTTGGGTAGAACGGATGTTAAAGGCGAGTTTTAGGTAGTACAGAATGGGTGACCTACGAATGAGTAAATCTTAAGGTCTTATCACAGATTAAAAAAAAATAAAAAAAAATTACAAAAGTGTTTGACAAATGAAAAAAATCACTTACCTTTGTAAAACAAATGAGGGAAACCTCAAGACGTTCTTAGAAATTTTAGATTATCCTTTACCCACTTCGGTGGAGTAAAAAACGATAATGGGTGGTATATCATCCTTAAATAAACCGGGAAACCGGGCTAAAGTGAATCTGTTGTGTTAACAGGTTTGCGGTCTCAGAAATGGGACTCGAGTATACAAGTCACATACCATCTGACCTTCAGTATTGAGGGCAACGCTTTAGAGAAAGTGGTTAGGTGACCGGGAGATGTGGGTCTTTCGGTTGAGGGGGGAACTCCAATAGGAATAAGTGATAGGAATCAAGTAAGAAGTTAGGTTATCCAACTTAATTATTACGGGTTCCAATATGAGAGAAATCTTAAAGTCGAAAGACAAGATAAGTAACAGGTGGTGCTGTCATTATCCTTATCAAACATCTACCAAGATTTTGATTCGAAGAATTCTTAAAATATGAGAGTGGGGACGCTCTACCGAGTAGGTTGGTATTTCTTCGTCCAAAAGATGATGAAGCCTAAGACAGACCTCTACTTGGACACATCCACAACACAATAACTATTTTCAATATGGTGAAAAACTAAACAGAAAAAAGCAAAAGTGTCTGTCAGGTATCATTGACAAGTTGCCTACATAGTAACGAGCTGTTCGTTGCACAGGATGACCGCAAGTCTGAATGTATTCTCGCCAAAAACCTCTACGGAGTCGAATCCGGAGTTAGCTCGCAAGGTTAAAGAGAGTTGAATAATGAGAGAGTAAATGATATCTTAAGGAGTGATTGGTCTAACCAATCGGCAATGAGGATTACCATTCAAAAGATGGTGGAAAAGAAGGGAAACAATAATCCTTCCGAAGATTCTCAATAAGACGAGTATTCTCATCGTATTAAGCCAAAAAGGTGTTACATTAATTTGTGACACCTTTTTTTGTTTATAATAGTTTATTTGATTTTTTTAGATTGTCTTCTGCCCATAGTGGTTGGAGATTAGTATAATGACATAACTTATAAAGTTCATTTTCATTTTTTGCTGAAGATAACGGAATTATATGGTCAATATGCCACCCATACTTTCCATAGTTATTCCAAGACATTCCTTCTGTAAATTGAGTTTCCAAGTAATGAGATAATTCAATAGGGTTCAATCCAACAACTTTAAAAGTTTTATTTTTTTTCAATATATTATTTTTTTTAATATACTCGGACATTCTTTTTCTAACTGAACACGAAACTAAAAATATTGGGTTTGTTAATTTTTTTAGTTTTATTTTTTCATTAAGAATATTTTTATTTTGTAGATACCATTCTTTTTGATATTTCTTTAATTCTTCATCATTTTCTTCTTTATATTTTTTATGATAATGATAAACGTGTTCTGAATTAGAATTTTTCCAATTTTTATTATATTTTAATAAATGTTCTCGATTCTTTAATCTCCATTCTTTAGCACAACTTTTACATTCACTTCGCAGACCATCTTTGGAATCTTTTCGTTTCCCAAACTCGCAAACCTCTTTTTCTTCTTTACACTTACTACAAACTTTTTTTTCCATAATGTTCTTTCAATAGTGTTTCAATCAGGCGAGATTTGTTAATCATCTCATCTTCCATTTTTTGGTATATTACCGGGTCAACACAGATTCCAAATTTTACTTTTTTATCTTCTTCTTTTTTTCTTGGGTTCATAATATCTCTTTATTATAAATATCTCAAAAAGTATAAAAAGTCATAATTATTAGAAAAAAAATCATTATCTTTGTCGTATGAAAAAATCAATTAACATAGTCAATAAGAAAGCCAAGTTTGAGTATTCATTCCTACAGACACTAATCGTGGGAATCAAACTAGTTGGTTCAGAGGTAAAGTCCATCCGTCAGGGAAAGGTCTCCATATCTGAGGGGTTTTGTTACTTCAACAATGGTGAGTTGTTTATAAAGGGAATGAATATCTCTGATTATGGGTTCGGGTCCTTTCACGAGACCGTAAAGGATAGAAAACTATTACTTAAACGAAAAGAACTTAATAAATTGGAGAACGAACTAATCAACGGAACCACCATCGTTCCTTATCGTGTATTCATAAATGATACCGGGTTAGTTAAGATGGAGATTGCTCTTGCCAAAGGAAAGAAGACATACGATAAACGAGACAGTATTAAATCTCGGGACATTGAAAGAGATATGAAAAGAGACTTGAAATAGTCTCTTTTTTTATTATAATTTACTTATGAATTTATTAATACCGACCAAAATAGAGATTAAACCCTCTCCAGGAAAAGGAATGGGGGTATTTGCAATTGATGTCATTGAAAAAGATGAGTTGATTGAAGAATGTCATTTAGTGACTTTACCAACAAAAAAATGGGAACAATCAAGATTACTTGATGATTATAGATTTTGTTATCCTCAAGGACCAAATTGGACTGAATATGTGATACCATTAGGGTATGGATGTATATATAATCATTCAGATACTAATAACGCAATGTGGAGAAATCACCCAACTAAACGAGCATTTCAATTTTACTCTTTACAAACAATCCAACCCGGTGAAGAAATATGTACTTCATATGGTGATGGTTATTTGTGGGGAGGAGTTAAACAATAAATTATCAGTTCAATAATAAACAAATAAAAAAAAAGAAATTATGGTAGATTTAACATCGTTCATTATGGGTATAGTTTTGGTTCTCGGGGTACTGGGAGTTGGAGTTGTGGTTATGATGTACATTCAGATTAAAAGATTAAAAAATAAATGTTCCCAATTGGAACAAGTACAAGGACACATCTTCACAGAAATAAATAGAACAGGTGATGACCTACATCGTCGTATAGATGGTGAGATTAAACGAACCGACGAATTGTATGCTGAGACCAATAGATATATAAATGCTAGAGCTGAGGATACAAACAAAGGTCTTGATGAGGTATATAGAACTATTGATTCAAGATTAGATAAATTAGTAACTAAATTAAATCCGGTAACAAAGGATTTATTACAAGATTAAAAAATAAACATTTGAACTGATAACAAAAAAACCCATCGTATGATGGGTTTTTCTTTTTGTGGAAGTGCGGAGACTCGAACTCCGGTGTTACTTGTATTACCTATTAAGGACTACACGTTTAGGATATTGTTTAAGCTAACAATCCAAAATTTCACAATTCCCTTATTTTTAGAGTGGTTCGGTTTACTGAGAACTAATCCTCCACTTGTACCTTTTCGGATAGGTACCACACCTTTTTAAGGACTCCTGTTGCTGGGTTATATGTCCACCGACCCCAATGTGTGTTTGCTTACGCTACGTTCACAAGCTCATCTTGACGTACAAGACCTACTAGAGCCATTTTGTTTAAAACGTTTCCGTCTAAATTGTTGTACCCATAGATTTAAGTGATAGAGAACATCTCACTACGTGCCCCGAATAACTATTACGAATAGTCAATTCCGTGTCACTCCCATATTTTGATACCACAAAGATAATACATTTTTGGATAAATCCAAATAAAATTATATTTATTATTAAAATAAATATCAATGCCTGATACGAAGGACTTTAACGGAACAAAAAACATACTATTAGATAATGAAGATTGGATGGTCGTAGACCCATTGGATTACGATTCCTTTGTATATTACGCTCCGGAAAACTATAAATCTGAGTGGAATAAGTATAGAGAGGGGGACACTTACTTTATTATAGATAAAGATAAGGAGCCAATCCAAACATCAGTTATTCATAAAACACAAGATAATAAAATAGAATATTATGGTAGTGAAGTTCGTAGACATAGAGAAATGAATCGTCATGAATTTGAGTCAGATTTACCGGATGAGGTTAAATCAGTTATTGATAATATTGTTGGACAATCAGATGTGTACAAATTATTGTTAGCGGTTAAAAACGGTGAAAAAGTGACTACTAATCAAATGGAAAGGGCTGATAGTCTTATTTGGAAATTTATATATAACGAAAAAAATCCAAATAAAAGTATGGTTAAACTTTCTTTTGATGAAATGGAAGATTACTTAAAATTATTTGAACTTGATGAATACGATATTTCGTTTGCGGAATCAGTCTATTCTGATTATGGGATGTTTGATTTTGTTGATTACGACCACGCATCGAATGAATGGGATGAAGGTTATTTAATACATTCTTTTTCCGACGAAAATCTTATTAAATTTAAACAAATACTAAAACTTATTAGTCCAGGTGTGGCTAATTTGGAAAATGATGAAGTAAAATCGGCGGCATCAAAAACGGTTGAAAGTATGTTTCCGAACGAAATCGATTATATACTTAGTGATTGGGTTAATGAAGAAAATGCTTGTAAAAATAAAGGGGCTGAAAAATGGATAGAAGGAGATGTTTGTGATTATTTTTCAAATTATGGATTAATTAGACAAAATTGTTTTAGAGAATATTATACCACAGTAGGTATATTATTATCAATATATAATAGTGTTGGGGATAAAACATTAAGTTTATATGATTTACTTAAAGATATTGGACACAGAGATAGTAATATTGGTGGATGGGACGAAAATAGATGGGAGATATATTGTGAAGACTTTGATGAGGTATATTATAATAATGTCGTTGAAAAACAATTAGATAAAATATTTGAAAAAATAGAGGATTCTGATGAGTTTGCCGATATTCATGGATATTCAGAATTATATAACCGAATTGCTCAAAATTATAAAATGAATAATAGATATAAAACTAAATCAGGTAGAGAGTTTTTTATTAGAAAAATTGACCCGGCAACAAATAAAATAATTGTTCAAGTTTTTAAAAAAGATGGTGGTATGGAAGATAGAAGTTACACTGAAGAAGAATTTAATAATTTTTTAGTTTCTCCTGAATTATTTGAAGGATTTATTAGAATAAATTAATGTTATCTTTAAATTTTTAATTATTTTCCCTATATTTGCGTTATGGAAAAAGATTATGAATTATTAAAACAAGTCTTGTCGGTCCCGACAAAAACTTATCAAGAAGACCTTATGGTAGAATTTCTAATCAATTGGTTAGAACAAAATGGGATTCCCTTCAATGTGGACGAACATAAAAATATTTACGCTGTTAAACAAACGGACGAATTTATTGATTACTTTCCTTGTGTTATTGCACATACAGATACTGTTCACTCTTTAGACAATATTATTATTCGTGAGGAAATATTACCAAATGAACAAAAAATACCTAAACCATCGTTAAAGGCTTATAATCATTTCGGACACCCAACTGGTATTGGGGGAGACGATAAATGTGGAGTTTTTGCTTGTTTGGAACTATTGAAAGAATTACCAAATTTAAAAGCCGCTTTCTTTGTATCAGAAGAAACCGGATGTCATGGGTCCAAAAAAGCCGACCCAAATTTCTTTTTAAATGTTGGATACGGTATTCAGTTTGACGCTCCGGGAAATGTTATGGTAAGCGAATATTGTATGGGGACACAACTGTTTGAAAGAGGTGGTGAATTCTTTAATATTTGTGATGTTGCATTGAATGAAGGATTTAATGGGAGACATGATTATCAATCACATCCATATACTGATGTTTACGCATTAAAGAATATCTTTGATTTCTCCTGTATCAATTTTGCGATAGGTTATTACAACTATCACACCCCAAATGAGTATGTTGTTGTTGAAGATGTTTATAGTGGAATAGAGACAGGTAAAAAGATGATTGAGGGGTTGGGATATAAAAAGTACCCGTTTAAAGTTGACAGTAAGTATTTTAAATCATTTTAATAAAAAAAAGAGGACTATATGTCCTCTTTTTTCTTTCTTGTCTTTTTAACAACTTCCGGTTTAACTACCACTTCTTTCTCTACGGATATAAGGGTGTATGGAACACCCTCCACCATATTTCCTTTGATAATTTCTTCGGACACAAAATCCTCAATTTTATCTTGGATTGCTCTTTTGATTGGTCTAGCCCCGTAGGTCTCATCAAATCCAACTTCAGAGATTAGGTCTAAAATGGTATCATCAAATGTAATATCGTATTTCAAACCAACTAATCTTTTAGATAGTTTGTCTAATTCCAATTTCACAATTTTCTTAACATCATCTTTAATTAGGGTGTTAAAGATAACAACCTCATCAATTCTGTTTAAGAATTCCGGTGTGAAGAATTTCTTAAGTTCTTTTTTAAGAACATCACGTTTGTATTCTTCATCAGCATAAGTGCTTGTTCCGGTTTTAAAACCAACTCCTGAACCAAAATCTTGTAATTTTTTAGCTCCAACATTAGAGGTCATAATGATGACACAATTTTTGAAGTTAATCTTTCTCCCCATACCATCGGTAAGGTGACCGTCGTCTAATACTTGAAGAAGTGTTGAGAAGATATCTTTGTTAGCTTTCTCAATCTCATCAAATAGAATTACAGAATAAGGTTTGTTTTTCACTTGTTCGGTTAATTGTCCCCCTTCATCGTATCCAACGTATCCCGGAGGTGCTCCAATTAATCTTGAGATGGTGTGTTTTTCTTGGTATTCAGACATATCCACACGAATCATATTATCTTCACTACCAAACATTTGTTTTGCTAGTTGTTTCGCCAAGTATGTTTTACCAACACCTGTTGAACCTAAGAAGATAAATGAACCGATTGGTTTGTTCGGGTCCTTAATACCAATTCTGTTTCTACGGATTGACTTAGCAATCTTTGAAACGGCTTCAGATTGTCCAATAACTTTATCAGATAGGTTTGCCTCCATCTCAGATAATAGTTTGGTCTCATCAGCATTTAATTTGGTTACCGGAATTTTGGTCATGTTAGACACAACCTCATAAACTAAATCTAATGTGATTTCTTTTTTGTGAGTAAGAAGTTCTTCTTCAAACTTTTTCTTTTCAGTCTCAAGTTTGGTTAAGATACGTTTTTCTTTATCACGTAAGTTCGCAGCTTCTTCATATCGTTGTTGTTTTACAACATCAATCTTTTCTTGTTTGATATCAGACGCTTGTTGTTTCAATTTCTCAATTGAATCCGGCATCTTAATATCAACTTGACTTCTTGCTCCCACTTCATCAATGATATCAAAACCTTTATCCGGGAATTCTCTGTCAGTGATATAACGGTCAGCCAAATCAACACATACAGACAATACTTCATCCGTATAAGTTACCTTATGGAAGTTCTCGTATTTGTCTTTTACGTTTTTAAGGATTTCCAAAGTTTCTTCTTTGGTTGCTGAATCCACAACAACTTTTTGAAAACGTCTTTCTAACGCTCCGTCTTTCTCAAAGTTTTTTCGATATTCGTCTAAGGTTGTTGCTCCAACACATTGAATCTCACCACGAGCAAGTGCTGGTTTAAAGATGTTAGACGCATCCATTGAACCTGATGAATTTCCTGCACCAACTATTGTGTGGATTTCGTCAATGAATACGATAATGTTAGGTTCGTTTTGAAGTTCTTCAATGATAACTTTCATTCTTTCCTCAAATTGTCCACGATATTTGGTTCCGGCAACAATTGATGTCATATCTAATGATACGATACGTTTGTCCATTAAGTTTCTTGGACATTCCCCATTATAAATCATAATGGCAAGACCTTCAACGATTGCTGTTTTACCACAACCAGGTTCACCAATAATGATTGGGTTATTTTTCTTTCTACGTGAAAGAATCTGAGCAATTCTAGTGATTTCCCTTTCTCTACCAATTACCGGGTCAAGTTTTCCTTGTTCGGCTAATTTAATAAGGTCTCTACTAAAATTGTCTAATACAGGTGTTGATGAATCAGTCTTAACTGATTTATTATTTCCACCGTTACTTCCACCATCCATAGGTTCTGTCATAATTTATTGTTTTAATTAAGTATAAGTATTAAATTCATTTTCTCAAATGATTCCACAAAAGTAATGTAAAATATTGAGTGTACAAAACAAATTTGAATTATATTTATAAACATGACACATAAAAAACATTGGATGAAGTATATTGATACATTAGGTGTTGATAATGAACTAATTGATACTTACTACAATTTACGTAAGGCATTCCAACGAGAGGGGTGGAGCGATGATGATTTAAAAAGTCCCCCATATTACCCAACCGATATTATGGGTAATTTCCAAAAATTTTCAAGGTCGAAAGATAGAATATTTTCTGAAATAAGAAGTTTTTTCGGTGATGTTGACCTTAATGAGTTTAATGATTATCTTATGGATAAACTAAAAATAATCGACTTAAAAACACCTTTAGGAAATGGCAGTAAAAAGAGAAATAATAAACGGGACTAAAATCATTAATGAGATTGAGTCAACAAACATCGTAAGAACTGAGTACGATACATCAACTAAAAAAATGATTGCGGAATTTAAAAATGGGACGAAATATGAATATGAAGATGTACCTCATAATGTTTATACCAAATTTAGATTAGCTGATTCTCAAGGGAAATACTTTACTACAGATATATCTAAAAAATTCAAATACAAAAAAGTTTAACAATTATACATTTTTAAGTATTTATTGATAATGAGTAACTTAAAAAGTATATTGTCTAGCTTTCATCTACAAGATGAGTTAAACCCTAAAATTTGGAAATCATCCGATGAGATGTCCCCAAAGGTTAGGGAACGTTTGTTGCAAATAGCTTACGAATTTATTGATTTCATTGGTGTTGATATGATTGTTGACGATGTTGTTATGACCGGGTCTTTATCTAATTATAATTGGTCACAGTATTCCGATGTTGATTTACATATTCTTGTAGACTTTAAACAATTTTCTGAAAAAGAATTACCTTTATATGAGGAATTGTTTCGATTAAAAAAAACATTATTTAACGATAAACATAATATTACAATTTTTGGTTATGATGTTGAATTATATGTTCAAAACACAACTGAACCTCACACTAGTAGTGGTGAGTACTCAGTGTTATTGAATGAATGGATAACCAAACCAAAAAAAGAAGATGTTGAAATTGATACAACATTAATCAAAAATAAGTCCCAAGAATGGATGAAAATGATTGACGATGTTATTACCGATGCGGAAGATGAATCTTCATTAGAAAGTTCAAATAATATTATTAATAAATTTAAAGATAAACTTAAAAAATATAGAACTAGAGGTCTTGAAGATGGGGGTGAGTATTCAAACGAAAATTTGGTATTTAAAACATTAAGAAGAAATGGTTATATACAAAAATTGTTTGACTTTCAAACAAACTACACCGACAAAACCCTTTCTTTAAAAGAAAGGTGTTTATTTAAAAAATAAAAATTATGGGAAAAAAAATTATTAGACTAACTGAGTCTGAATTTTATAAAATTGTTAAAAGAGTTATGAGTGAACAAAATAGTTCTGATGATAACTCTTATTATAGTATTGGAGCGACTGGAATTAATATTAAAATAATCGATGGGGAATTATATGAAGTATCTGTAGATGAAGATGGGGAAGTTAAACCGACTCAACCATTAAATGGTAATTTATACGATTTTAAATATAATGTTAAAACTCAAGAAGTTGTAGATGAAAATTTTAGAACTAATATTGAACTTACCACAGAAAATTGGCAAGGAATTGTAAATTCTAATGCGGCACCTATTCAAACTAAAAATCTTGATTTTGCGTTTATAGCTGTAGTACCTCAAGATGCCCCTTCTAAAAAATCACCTATTGGTGTTCCAATAGTTTATGGTGCGAGTATTCAAGAATTTCCGGGGGATTATTTTAAAAATAACTCTAGATATCAAGAATCAAAAGATGGTATAATCTCAGCTAAAACATATTATAGAAGTCGAGGAAAAGCATATCTTATAAATTTCTATCCTGGTCAATACAATACATCATTTAATTCAAATAAACCGGAAGAAGTACCGGTAGACAAACCATTTGAATTAAACATAACAAGCCCTTTTAATTTTGATAGTGTTGAACTAACAAATGAGGCTCAAAAAGAATTTAATGATTTTGTACAATCTATTAAATCAAATTATTCTAATGTTCAAGGAGATGTTGAGGTAATTTGTTCATCATCTATAGATGGAAACCCTGAAGGTAAAGTTGCATCAGGTCAAAAAAGAAAAGATTATGATATGGATTTATCTAAAAAAAGAGCTCAGAAAATTGCAACAACTCTTAAATCTAGTTTACCAGGAATTAAGTTAAATTTTATTCCTAAAGGTATTGGTGAAACAGACCAATTCGCACCCGGTAAAAAATTCCCGGAGGTAACAAATCAAAATGAAACCGCACCTAATCGAAGATTAATAATTAAACTTCCAACAATAATGAAATAAAAAAAAGGGTCTTTAACGAGACCCCTTTTTTTTTAAAATATTTTGATGTTAATTATTTTTTCACCATTATCATTATCAAAACAGAAAATCATAACATATTTGTTTAATTTTGGTTTTAGACTTTGACGAAAATATTCTTTCATTGAAATAGTGTTAGTCTTCTTATCTAATTTATACACATAACATTCGTATGAGTAATTAGTGTGTAAATCTTTATTTAAGTTAAATTGTTTAAAGAATTGTACCGTATCTAATTTGGTAATATTTAAATCAAACTTGGTAATTAATTGTTTAACCGATACAGAATCTTTTTTCCATAAATCAGTTAATTCATAAAAACTACCCGCCCTTTTTATTTGGGAGAAGGATAAATTTGAGATAAAAATAAAAAGGATGATGGTGATTAGTTTTTTCATATCAGTAAATGTTTTAATGTTTGATACAAAAATAACATTTTTTTTTTAATTCCCAACTATTTATAGATAAATAATTTAAAAAAGTTTTTACTAAACCATAAAAATATACCAGAATCTTAACATTCTTAATTCTGAATATATTTATAAATAAAATAATTTTATAAAAAATTAACAAATGGGAAATAATTTAAGACCGATTGGTAGCGAAAAATTACAAGGTATGGAGAAGATTCAACGTATCATGGAAATCGCAAAATATAATGAAAACAAACCTACACCGATAAATGAGAGTACTTCAGTTGATTATACTAAAACATTAGCTGATGGTAGAAATTATCAAATTATCAAAGAAAAAAATGGTTATGTTATTAAAAGAAGTTTAACAGAATCTGCTGGTGAAGTAGATTATTTAGAGCCAATGAAAAATAGAAAATATTATTCTTCTTATTCTCAAGCTTTTAAAAGACTTAATTTAATCGCAAAAGAAGTTAATGTTAACGAAGGTCAAGAAACCAATGTTAATTTATTTTACGAAAACGACGCAACAAAATATATCTTAAAAATGAAAGGTGGGGAAACTGATGAACAATCTGCACCGGCTCCGGCACCTGCTCCTGCTCCGGCACCTGCTCCAGCTCCGGCACCTGCTCCGGCACCTGCTCCAGCTCCGGCACCTGAAGATGAATTTGATATTGATGACGAAGAAGAAATTGATTTAGGTGACGATGAAATGGAACCTGAAGATGATGAAATTGTTACTTTAAAAGTAATCCAAAAACTAACAGGTAAATTGGCTCAAAAATTAAGAGCCTTTGAAGATGCTCAAGAAGACGAACCAATGACATCTAAAGATGTTAAATACGTTATAAACTCAATCTTATCAGCGTTAGATTTAGAATCTTTAGATGAAGAAGATAAAGAGGAAATCATGAATAAATTTGAAGAAGATGAAGCTAATGAATTTGGTCAAGAAGATGATATGGATGGTGAAGATTTTACCGATGATACTGAAGTTGAAGATATCCAAGCAGATATGGATGTAGAACCTGAAATGGCTGAAGGGTTTATGGATAATGACTTTGAACTTGATTTTGAAGAAGATGAATTACCTTCTCACCCAAGACATAGAAGATTAAATCCTCACACAATGAAAGACGACCACGCAAATCATTTAGAAGATATGTTTGAAGGTATGTTTACAGAATCAAAAGTTGATGAAGTATTAAGAGGTTATTTTAAAATTGACCAAAAAGAAAAACAATTATTAGAAAATAAAACACAAAAAACTAATTTGATTAAAGAAGAAAGAAAAAATAAAATTTCTAAAATCAAACAAATTTCTGAAAGTATTTCTCAAGAAGTCGCTTCTACTAAATTAGTAATAAAATATCCAAACGCAAAATTAGTTGGTAAAACAAATAAAAATAATTTGGTATTTGAAATGAATAATAAACAACTTAGAGTAAACACTAAAGGTGAAGTACTATGAGTTATTTAATATATGTTAATGAATTAGGTCCAAACTATAAAGGAGATAACATATATGAATTTATTTTCTCAGATAGTTCGGAAAACATTTGGGGGGAAAACTGGGACTCAAAACCGTCCAATAGATATCCTCTCCCACCTGATTTAGAACACATAAAAAAAGTAGGAGTTTTGAAGAATGATATGGTAACCATGTCAGTAATTCAAAACTCTGATTATTTTTCAATGATTGATTCTATGGATGGTATAATAGCCTTAGGGTATGAAAATGAAAGTGATGATGTTGATTTTGATAGACAAACTAGACTAGTTTTCTCGTTTGGAGAAACAGAAGAATCAGTAAAAAATAAATTATATGAACGAGATATCGTTTTAGAATTTGAAAAAAAAGTTGTATATGAACACTAATCAAAAAAAATTAAAACTTATTAAAGAAGGATTTAAAGCCTCAACACTACAATATTTATCAGAAAAACAAGTTAATTCATTGTTTACTCGTTTATTGGAAAGTAAGAAAGAACCTAAAGAAGTTCAAACAGTTACATCAACTAAAGTTATTGCGACACCGGATGAAATTAAAAAAGGTGTATCTACTCAAGGAAAGACGATGGCTAAAATGTTACCTGATGGTAAAGTAGAATTTACTGAAGATAGTAATGTAGATAATAATGATATTGATAAAGGTGAGGTAAGTCAATCTCCTGTACAGGTTCAAGGACCTGATGGTATGGATGATGATTCTGACAGTCAACTTCAAGAAAAATTTGAATCTAAAAGTCAACAAAAATATTTTTTTGCAAGATGTAACGATAAATCTCAATCTAAAAAAGTTAGAGATAAATGGTGTAGAATGGCTGATGAATTTGCCCAAAACACTAAATTTAACAAATTACCTGAAAAGAAAAAAGAAACAAAAGAAGATTTTAACTTTAAAGATTATGATAAGAAATTAGAGGCAGCTGTCTCCGGAGGATTTAAAAAAAATTTGACAAAAATATCTCCAAGTGTTACTATTGGTGAAAACAAAATAGAAAAACACATCATGAGATTAGTTGAAAAACATATAACACCTAAAATGTCTAAACAAGATTTTTTAAAATTAATTGAAGGAGATACTAAAACTGCTCCCGCAAAACCAAAAGTTAGTCCTGGTGTTAAACCAAAACACCCATTTCAACCGGACCCTAATAAAAAAGGAGCTCCTAAAGCAAAAAAACATGAAATGGATGAGGACACTAAAACAGCACCAGCAAAACCAAAAGTTAGCCCTGGTGTTAAACCAAAACATCCTTTTGCTCCGGACCCTAGTAAACAAGGTGCTCCTAAGGCAATAAAAAAAGAATTACCAAGTTTTTTAAAATTTAATCAATTAGGGTTAAAAACAAAATAATTATGAGCGTAAATTTAGAAATGGAAAAAATATTAAAAATCAAAAGTGATTTAGATAGGAAATTGATTAATGAAGGATTGACTAATAGTCAACAAACTAGATTAACAAAAATTAATCGTCTTTTAAATGAGGCTCCTGTTGGTTATGAAGGACCTGAAAGAATGGAACCGGGTATTGAAAGACAAATTACTCAAAGAAAAACCCCATACGCCGAACACCCTGCATTACCACAAGATGGTGATAACGACTTTGTTGAATTAATTTCTTCTCAACGATTTAAAGACTCCGTTGATAAAGTAAGAAGGTTTTTAGGTGATACTACACCAATTCAAGGAAATAACCCTATGATGGGTTTAATGAGTTCTGTTATGCGTAGTTTACAACAAATTAAACAAGTTGAAGGTCAACATAAAGAATATCTTGAAAATTTAGCGGTTAATTTAGTTAAAAAAGAATTAGGTATTCCTGAAGGACAATTACAATTTGATGTTGAATTAGTTAGTGGTTCTATGGGAGCCTCTGAGGGAATGCAAAATAAAGCTGAAGAACCGGATGAAGAAGACGTAGAAGAAGCATTTAAAGAAAGTGAAGAACACCAAGAAGAAATAGAAGACTTTATGGATTCTATGGAAAAATTTAATTTAGAAAAAGCGAAAAGAAGAATGATTAATTCATTAGTTCAAGGAGCGGCATTTAAAGGTGGTCATATGTATACATTAGTTAGTGATGAAATAAATAGATTGAATCCTGAGCTACTAAATTTATATGGTGTAACACAATCATTAATGGAACACTTATATTGGTTATATCCTGATATGGAAGGAATGGCAGGTGGTGGTAGTGGTCAAATGGGACAATCTGAAGCAGACCCTGAAACTGACCCACCAACAATTAAAGCAAAAGCTTTTACCTTTCCATTATTAGTTCACGAAATTGTAAAAGGTATTTACTCATTATATGGTGACCAAGGCTTACCGAACGACCCTGTTCAAAGAAGTATGGTTGTTGGTGCTGAAGATACATTACCAGCTGAAATATGGGATTCAAGGTTAGGACCAATATTTTGGGAAAAATTTAGAAATGTTTGGCCTGACAAATTATATGAAGAGGACCAAAGACATCTTCAACAATATTTATTTATGAAATTGTCTCAATTAGAAGCAAAAGATTTTATAACATTAGCGAAAGCTATTATGGCAGATAAACCGGAAGCTAAAAAGATGATTGATAGAATGGTTAATGAGATTGTAGAAATCCTTAAAAAACATGAGTACGAATCAAAAATGTCTGATGAAGATAGTGATGATGATGACTATAATGATGATTTTGATGATTTAGACGATATTGACTTATCATCTCTTGGATTCTAATAACCAAGTTGACTTATGTCAAATTTAACTAAAGAACAAGTATTAATAGAATACGTAAAATGTAGTAGAGATGTTGAGTACGCACTCAAAACGTATTTAGAAACATACGATAATACAGTTAAAAAATATGTTCCATTGGAACTTTTTCCTGACCAATTATCCTTACTCCAAGATTACGAAGAATACAATGAAAACATTGCATTGAAGTATAGACAAGCCGGAGTATCAACAGTTACTGCGGCTTGGATGTCACGAAAACTTGTATTCGCAAGAAAAGAAACCCCTGAAAAAATTCTAATTATCGCCAATAAATTAGACACCTCATTAGAGATGGCTAATAAAATAAAAGCGTTTGTTGGTCAATGGCCTTCTTGGACAGGTGTTGACTTTGACAAAACAAAAAATTCTCAAAAACATTATAAATTAACAAATGGGTGTGAGGTTAAAGCCGTTGCGACATCTAAGGATGCCTTACGTGGATTTACACCAACCATACTTATATTTGATGAGGCAGCCTTTATTGAGGCTGATAGTGACTTTTGGGCTGCCTGTATGGCTTCTCTATCTACGGGTGGTAAAGTAATTGTTGTCTCCACACCTAATGGTTATGACGCGATTTATTATGAGATATATGACCAAGCATTACGTAATATGAATGATTTCAAAATTACAGAAATGTTTTGGTATCGTGACCCACGTTATACTAAAGATTTATATTTAGTTAAAACTGAGGATGTTATTCATTATTTATTAAATAAAGAAGATTACAAACCGGACGACATTATTGATTGGGCTAAAATACCATATGAGGATAGAAATTACAAAGAATTAAGAATTATTATGGATGCCGGTTTTAAACCTTGTTCTTCTTGGTTTGAGGCGATGGTTAAAAAATTAAAATACGATAAACGTAAAGTATCTCAGGAGTTAGAATGTAACTTTTTAGGTTCGGGTGATAACGTATTTGATTCTATTATGATGAATAAGATTCGTGAAAACATGATTTTAGAACCAATAAGTAAAAGAATGGGTAACGCTCTTTGGATTTGGAAAGACCCTATTGTTGGACATAAATATATCATGGGTGTTGACGTTTCTCGTGGAGATTCAGAAGATTTTAGTTCTTTTCAAATTGTTGATTTTGACACTATGGAACAAGTTGCTGAATATGTTGGAAAATTACCCCCCGATACGATGGCGGAAATTTGTCACAAATGGGCAACATTATATTCTTGTTTTGTCGTTATTGATATTACAGGTGGAATGGGAGTATCGACAGCGAGAAAGTTACAGGAAATGAATTTCAAAGATTTATACATTGATGGTGTTGATTCCGCGAACAAATGGAAGTACGACCCAAAAGCTGCTGAAAAAATACCTGGTATTAACTTTAACAATAAGAGGGTACAAATTATAGCGTCTTATGAAGAAGTTATGAGACACGGGTTCAGGATATATAGTTCAAGACTATATAACGAAATGAATACATTTATCTATATGAATGGTCGACCTGACCATCAAAAGGGTCATCACGACGATTTAATTATGTCGATTGCTATGGCGACATATGTTGCAGAATCTTCATTCAGTAAATTAACAAAAGTGACTGAACATACCAAAGCGATGATTGATTCTTGGTCGATTAGTAATAATGATAATGTTAGAGAAGCCATATCGTTTAACCCTGTAATTCCTAACACCAATGAAAGAGTTGGTCAATTCAGTAATGGTAATATAAGTAAAGACGATTATCTAAAATACGGCTGGTTATTTGGGAATAGATAATATTTATCAAATAAACATAAATGGGTACCACCGATAGAAAGACCTCATCATTAAATAATAGTATAACCTTTGACGCAAATGCAGATTTGTACTCGAATGGTTTACTTAATACTGGTGTTGGTAAATCAGGTGGATTTGAGAATAGGAAAAAATCAGGTAATGCTATCGCTGGTTCGACAATGGTTGTTCCGGGACAAAACATTTTAAGTTATAGAGTTGAGTCAATTTTTAAACCTAGTGGTGGCGGACTTAATTTTGCGTCAGAATCTATTATCTATACCGCATTGAACAAAAGTACCACAAAAGGTGGTAGTTTTGAAAATAGAAAAAAATCTGGAAATATTTTTGCAGGTTCTAGAATGGTTGTACCGGGTCAAGACATTTTAAGTGTTAAAGTATTTGCACCGGAATTCAAAAAACCTAAAACAATTGATGTGTTTAGTGGAGCTCTTCCTCCAACACCTACTCCTGAACCAACACCGACACCAACACCGACACCACCACCAACAAGTACTCCAACGCCTACACCAACACCTACTATGACTCCGTCACCAATTGTTGAAATTTGTTACTTGGCAACTGAGGATTATATTAGAATTACTGCGGAAAATGATGACAATTTAATTGTTGAATGTCACCCATTCCCTATACCAACACCACCAGCAAATTATCCTATGCCAACCCCCACACCAACCATCCCATGATAATAATTGATTAATCTCAACTATTTATTAAAATAAAAAAATATTTAAATTTTTCATATGGAAAACAATCAAAATAATGATTTAACAGTTTGGCAAAGATTATCCAAAGCATTTGGACCGAACTCGTTATTGAACCAAGATTATCCCGTATATAAGTTAGATAAGAAGGAATTATTAAAAACCACATCTAAAGCCGAATACGAGAGAGAAAAATTACAGGCACAACAAACTTATTACTTAGCCAACCAATGGACTAAAATTGAGAGTAACTTATATACCCAAGCGGTATATTATGAACCAACTCGTTTAGCGTCATTTTATGATTATGAATCTATGGAGTACACTCCTGAAATTTCTGCGGCATTAGATATCTATGGTGAGGAATCAACAACTGTTGACCAAAATGGTTATATGTTACAAATTTATTCTGAATCAAAAAGAATAAAAAGTATCTTAACGGATTTATTTAACAATGTTTTAGATTTAAATACTAACTTACCTATGTGGACAAGAAACACTTGTAAATATGGGGATAATTTTGTGTATCTAAAATTGGATGCTGAAAAAGGTATTGTTGGATGTATGCAATTACCAAACATTGAAATTGAACGTTTGGAACGTGGTATGGCTGCGAAGGCGGCAAATGTTGATGAACCACTTGAAAATAGGGGTTTACGTTTCAAATGGAAAGTTAAAGACATGGAGTTTAATTCATGGGAGATAGCTCACTTTAGATTACTAGGTGATGATAGAAAACTTCCTTATGGTACTTCTATGTTAGAGAAAGCAAGACGTATATGGAAACAATTATTATTGTCTGAAGATGCGATGTTAATTTATAGAACATCAAGAGCACCTGAAAGACGTGTTTTTAAAGTTTATGTTGGTAACATGGATGATAAAGATGTTGAACCGTATGTACAACGTGTTGCTAATAAATTTAAAAGAAGTCAAGTTGTGGATTCTCAAACAGGTAATGTTGATATGAGATTCAATCAAATGGCTGTTGACCAAGATTACTTTATTCCTGTTCGTGACCCTGCGGCACCAAACCCAATTGATACATTACCGGGAGCACAAAACTTAGCTGAGATTGCGGATATTGAATACATCCAAAAGAAATTGTTAACCGCTCTTCGTGTACCTAAAGCATTCTTAGGTTTTGAAGAAGTTACTGGTGATGGTAAAAATCTATCATTAATGGATATTCGTTTCGCAAGAACAATTAATAGAATACAAAAATCGATGATTGCAGAATTAAACAAAATCGCAATTATTCATTTATTTTTATTAGGGTTTGAGGATGAATTATCAAACTTTACATTGGCATTAACTAACCCATCTTCACAAGCCGATTTATTAAAAATCGATATTTGGAAAGAGAAAATTTTATTGTATAAAGACGCAGTGGCTGCTATCGAAGGTATTGCTCCGGTATCGGTAACATGGGCTAAAAAACATGTGTTAGGATTCTCTGATGAAGAAATTAAATTAGATTTACAACAACAACGTATTGAAAAAGCCGTTGGTGCTGAGTTAACTAATACCGCAACAATTATCACTCATACAGGAGTATTTGATACTATTGATAAATTATACGCAAGTAAATCCGGAACAACCGCTGTTGGTGGAGCTGTTCCTGCACCACCACCTGCTGGTGGAGGAGGTGCCTTAGGTGGTCTTGAGTCTGAATTAGGTGGAGCACCTGAACCGGGTGGAGCACCTGAACCGGGTGGAGCGCCTGAAGCTGGTGGTGAAGCAGAATTAACACCTGAATCAAAAACACGGGAGAATATGAACATTTTATTGGAAAGCCGTAGTTTAACTGAAGATGATTCGTATATTGATTTATCTCGAGCAAGAAATTCTTTAGGTGATATCGAGAAAGAATTGGATAAAATCTTAAATGATTGATATTTATAATTAAAAAGAAAATGACAAAGTTTGGAATATTAAAATCGAAGATAGAAAACGTATTACTTGAATCGTATAAAAACGATACATTTAAAGACGAATTAAAAACATTTAAAAAACTTGTATTAGAAAATAAAAATGTTAGTAAAATTTTCTACATGTATGATGAATTAAACACTAGAAAAGGTTTGAATGATTCATATTCAAGAGAATACATCCATGAATGTATTACTCTATATGAAAATGCTGTTAATAAAATTTTACCGGCAGATTTAAAAAAATTAAATACATGGGTTAAAAATACGAAATCAAATAATTCATATGAAAACATTGACAACCTATTTTCAACAGATGTTTTAACTATTGAATCAAGACTTAAAAGTAAAAATTTAATTTTAGAAAATTTAAAAAAAATACCGGTTATACAAACTAAAGGTATTGAACTTCCATTATCAACTATGGTTAGTGTTGCAAACAAAACCATTAAAAATTATATTGATGGTTTAAGTGAGTCTGATAAAAAAGAAATTGTTAAATTGTTGTCTGAAGATGATAAAGAATTATCAATTAAATTTAACACTCTTAAAGAAAGTGTGGTTGATAAATTAAATGCAATGAAAGAGTCATCTGAAGATAATTCAGTGAAAGGTAGGATTGATGAAACACTTACAAAAGTGATATCTGAGAAATACGACAAGTTGACTTATTTTAAACTTAAAAGTTTAAAAGAAAATCTTTAATTATTATCCGAATAATATTTTAATTGAACGTGTTTAGCTTTTGCTAACACGTTTCTTTTTTTTACGGAAGGTTTAATAAATTCTTTTCTTTTATTAAGTTCAGAGCTTTGACGTGTCTTAATAACTTTACTTTTATAGAGTTTTAACGCTTTCTCTATTGATGTATTTTTATCTAATTTAATTATTAACATATTATACATATATTCCAAATTAACAAAAAATTTGACCTAACACCTATTTTTACCTATCTTTTTTAAAAATAAAAGGAAAAATATGAAAATTAATGAAAAAGGGGAAAACCTCTCAACTAAACGGTTTTAAAACTGCAAAAGTTGTTTATGGAACAGTTGATTCTGTCAACTTAAAATCACTTTACTTAAATATACAAACATGGGTCGAACCATTCTATGATTGTGATAATTGGAATCGAACAGTTTTAAACCTAAGTAGGGGAGTAAAACACTCAGTTTATGACTCTTTAAATAATAAAATTTTTGATACAAAATTTATCGTTGATTTAGATTTAAGGTCAAGCGGTTTAAATTTGGGGAAAAAATCATTTATGAATATTGAAATTAACTTTTTTATTATTGAGGAAAACTTCGATTTTAAATCAAAACAAATTAAAGATTCATTAATTAAAATAACAAATCAAATCTTTAATGATAACTTTTATAAAAATAATTATTTTAACTTTTATCTAACTAAAAAAATCAAATCCGTTGAATATCCGTCACAAACCGAAAATGTTTAATATTTATTATTAAAACATTTAAAATGAGTTTAAAAATATTACAACCGAATGAATCAGGAAAAGGTATATTAGTTGAATACGATGCGGGTTATATTAACCCAAAGGATAATCGTAACGAAACTTTAATTAGAGAATCTAGCGAGATGTTGGACCACTCAAAACCATTTGAATTTTATGCCGTATTACAAAAATATGACACCCCAAATAGAAATGGTAGATTATACCCTGAACGTATATTAAAAAGAGAATCTGAGAATTATAAAAAAATGATTAAAAAGGGTACTGCTCTATCAGAGTTAAATCACCCGGAATCATCACTAATTGATTTAGATAGAGTTTCTCATGCAATCACTGAAGTATGGTGGGAAGGTAACGTCTTAATGGGAAAGATTAAATTATTGACATCACCGGGTTACCATGAAAGAGGTATCTGTTCAACTAAAGGAGATTTAGCTGCAAATTACTTAAGACAAGGAGTTACTTTAGGTATATCATCAAGGGGTGTTGGGTCACTTAAAAAAATTGGTGACCAAAACGAAGTACAAGATGATTTTGAATTAATTTGTTTTGACTTAGTGTCTTCACCTTCAACACCGGGAGCATACCTATTTTTAAATAAAGAGGATAAAAGTTTGTATGATGAAAACTTAGATGAAGAGAAAAGAATGAGTGTTGAAAGACATGTTGGTAATTCAGGTAATAAATCACTTGACTTAATGAAAAAATTAAACGATTATTTAGGTCATTAAACTAAATAAAAAAAATTATGGACGAGAAGTATTTCATTGCAAAAATTACCTTAGACTCAGTTGATGAGGCATCAGGAAAGATTAAAAAATTAAGAGAAGAAAAATTAGTTAGTGGTTATAACCCAACTGATGTAGAAGCGAAAGTTACGAAAGTTTTTGAGCATTATACAATGGAATGGAGAATCACAGCAATTGTTGAAAGCAAAATTGATGAAGTGATAGAATAAGAATTTATATTCAATAATTAATAAAGGAGACAGAAATGTCTCCTTTTTTTATGCTTTTATTTTTTTGGTAATATTTATAGTTATAAAAAAACTCAACACCAAATTATTAAAAATAATGATTTTTTAATAATGGGAGATATTTATATATTAAAATAACTTAAACACAAATGGCAAAAGAAAAATCTTTAGTTGAAGAAGCTATCATCCAAATGAAAAATTTGGAAGAAGCGGTAGCTGAAAATGCAAAAGGAATACTTGCTTCGACAATGTCGCAAGAAATCAAAGAACTAGTAAAAGAATCTCTTACAGAACAAGAAGAAGAAGAGATTGACACTGAAGTTGACATGGATGACATGGATATGGATACAGACATGGATGACATGGATGTTGATGTAGATATGGAAGACGACATGGATACTGATAATGTAGATATGGATGATGACGAAGAAACCATAGACCTTACTGACGTAGATGACGATGAAGAAATCTTACGTGTATTTCAATTAATGGGACCTGAGGATAATATTGTAGTTACTAAAGATGATTCTGGTAACATCAGTTTAAAAGACAACGAGAACAATAAAGAATACATGATTGTTGGTGAGAGCGAAGATGAAGAAATGTTTGAACAATTTAACGACGAAGACGAAGACGAAGACGAATTCGAATTTGAAGACGAAGATGAAGACGATGATTCTGAAGGTATCGAAGATATCATATCTAGAGTATTTGATAATGACGACGAAGATTCAGAAATGGGTGAAGCGTTTGGAGGAAACAAACACGATTTTAAAAGACGTAATGGTCATAAAATTGGAGATGTTGATGGACACTTCAAAGATTTTGAATCAGAATTTGACGAAGAAGAAGATATGGACGATGAAGAAATCGTTTATGAAATTTCTTTTGATGACGAAGACGACACAGAGTTAGATGAACAAGATGATATGGACATGGATGATGATACAGTAGTAGAATCTAAAATGACTGTAAAACCTAAAGGAACCGGATTAGGGAATCCTAGTAAATTTAAATATGATACTAAACCTAATCAAAATGGTGGTTTCAAAACTGTAAAAAAATCTGCTAATGTAACTATGGGTACAGGAAAAGCAAAATTTGATTACAAAGATGGTGAAAATCTTGAAGGTAAAATGAAAACTGTTAAAAAAACAGAAACAAAAGAGCAAGTTGCTAACACAACTAAAAAAGCTGAAACAAAAGAGGCTTCTCGCACATTAGGTAATGGAAGTAATTTCAGAAAAGGTGGTTTGCCAAAACCAAGAGCACACTCATCTTTTAATACCGCAATTAAAGAGAATACTAATACAACTGAGTTAACAGTTCTTAGAGAAAAAAATGAAGAATACAGAAAAGCTCTTAACGTATTTAGAAATAAATTGAATGAGGTTGCAGTGTTTAATTCAAACTTAGCTTACGCTACTCGTTTGTTTACAGAACATTCAACATCAAAACAAGAAAAAATAAATATCTTAAGAAGATTTGACGGTGTTGAAAACATTAAAGAATCTAAAAACTTATACAAAGTCATTAAGGATGAACTTACAGGGACTTCTTCTCAACCTATGAATGAGTCATTAGAAAGAACAATTGCTAAAGCACCTTCAACAGGTTCAGCAATTAATCTAATTGAATCTAAAACATATGAGAATCCACAGTTCTTAAGAATGAAAGACTTAATGTCAAAATTAAAATAAAAATAAATAAAAATTAATAAAAACCAAAAAAAATGGGAGCATTATTAGAATCAGGTCTAGTTGGTAACATCGGGTTAAAACACCTTAAAGTTATTAAAGAAGACACAATCAACAAATGGGACAAATTAGGATTTCTTGAAGGTCTTAAAGGTCACTTAAGAGAAAACGTAGCTCAATTATATGAGAACCAAGCGTCTTTCTTAATAAACGAAGCAACTTCTGACGGGTCTTCAGGTTCATTTGAAACTGTTGTATTTCCTATCGTAAGAAGAGTATTCTCTAAATTATTAGCGAATGATATCGTTTCTGTACAAGCAATGAACTTACCAATCGGTAAATTATTCTATTTTGTACCAAAAATTCAAGGATACAAAGACGGTATTGACGGTCAGTATTCAGGTGAGCACTACGCACCAATCGGGTCTCCAGGAAATTATCCAGGTTCTCCAAGTGAAGGTTACACAGCAGGTTCAGGCTCAAACAACCCAGTATATGAAAAAAATCTTTATGATTTATTCTATGAAGGTAACGAACCAAGTTTAGACCCACCAGGATTATTTGATTATTCTAAAGGTCGTTGGTCAGCTATCACAGCAACAACAACTATCCAAAAATGGACAGGTGGAGTTTTAGTTGATGCAGTTATTTCAGGAACAACTGATGGAGCAGCAGTAATTGCTTCAGGTAACACAAGAAAAGTTATCATTAAAATGTGTGGTTTTGCTGACACAGGTGCAGGAAAATTAATCGGACCTGATGGTAACGAAATGGATACTGAATCATTCTTATCTGATTTAATTATCTATACAGGAGCTGGTTTAACAGTTGACGCTAGTTCACCATGTGCTGTATCTACAGGAGCTTTATTATTTAGAGTTGTAACTCAAATCTATGGTAGAGGTATTGTGAAATATGGTAACACAACTCAAACAACATTTGCATCTACTGGTAACGGTGGTTCATTCAAAAATGTATGTGACGTTGATGGTTGTATTTGGTTAGAAGTTGATTTATCTTGTCCAGTATGTGCTGATTGTGATTCTTCATCGTTAGATGGTTACACAGGTACAACTATTTCTGAAGCATTAGCAACAACTTCATTTAAAGCTGTTTTCAGACGTTATGAAGAATTAGAATTTGAAGATAAAATCGGTGAGGTTTCTTTCGATTTAGATTCAGTTACTGTATCAGTTACAGAAAGAAAATTAAGAGCACAATGGTCTCCTGAGTTAGCTCAAGACGTTGCAGCTTTCCACAACATCGATGCTGAAGCTGAATTAACAGCTTTATTATCTGAGCAAGTTGCGGCAGAAATTGACCGTGAAATCTTAAGAGATTTACGTAAAGGTGCTGCATGGAACTTGAGATGGGATTACAATGGTTGGAGAAGAATTTCTCAAGTAACTTCTTACACTCAAAAAGATTGGAACCAAACATTAATTACAGCAATTAACCAATTGTCTGCACAAATCCACAAATCTACTTTAAGAGGTGGAGCAAACTGGATTGTTGTATCTTCTGAGGTTTCTGCTATCTTTGATGATTTAGAGTACTTCCACGTATCTAATGCTTCTCCTGAACAAGACCAATATAACATGGGTATTGAAAGAGTTGGAACATTAGCAGGACGTTACCAAGTTTACCGTGACCCTTACTTCCCAGCTAACCAAGTGTTAATTGGACACAAAGGAACATCATTGTTAGACACAGGATACATCTACGCACCGTATGTACCATTACAATTAACACCAACAATGTACAACCCATTCAACTTTACACCGATTAAAGGTATAATGACTCGTTACGCGAAAAAAATGGTGAACAACAGATTTTACGGAAGAATTACTGTAGATGGTGTTAGAACATTCGATTTAAGAGAATTGAGATAATCAAAATCTTAAAATATTTAATAAAAAGGGACTATATGTCCCTTTTTTTTATGCACAAATATTAAGTTTAAATAAATAATAATGTATTTATATAAAAAGAAAAATATGAATAATTTATTTGAGATATCTAGTGAGGAAAGAAATAGAATAATGAATCTTCACGAAGGCGCGACAAAACGACAATATTTAAACCTGGAACAAGTTTCTACAAAACAATCGTTGATTAACACAGAATTCCCAATACAAAGTATTGGAGATAAATTTGGGTTTGGTCAGATTGATTCCCCAACCGTTAAAAACGATATTATCGCATTAAAACCTCAGATTGAAAAATTTATTAAAGACAATGGTGGTAAGACATTTATAGTTAATATAACATCTGGAGAATCAAATGTGACGAATCCTAAAGGATATGAGACAAAGGGAAGTTTGGCATTGGCAAGAGCAAATTCGGTTAAAAAATATTTTCAGGAGATATTTCCTGATTTAATCAAGAATGGTGTTTTAACTATCCAAGTTCCAACAGATGTTAATCAAGTTACATTAGGTAAAACTCCGTATGATAAGACTAAAGGTGATAATAAAAACCCTGAAAAAATTAAATTATACAAACAAGAACAGTTTGTTAATTTCGATATTAAAGGAACGGGGGAAGTTAAAGATAAAGATTCCAAAGATATTTGTAATTGGGTTGGTGTAAAAATTGAGGCGGGTCAAGGAGATGCAAGTCTTAATTATGTATTAACTAATGAAAAATTATATGGTAATGGTGTTGTAACTTTTGATACCGGAACCATTCCCGATAGATTAGTTGTTCTTAATAAGGGGGAAGAGGTGATTCAAGACACTGGTTATGTGACGACTAGACCACATAAATATGTTGATTTTAAATGGGTCCCATTATATGTTTATCAATTAACTCTTATAAATTCAAGAAATAATGTGTCAGTTAGTGGTGATAAACTTGTAAAAATAACAGCAAATAATTATCAAGAGTTATTGGAACAACTTTTAGTTGACCCATCCAAATCAAAAACATTTAAAAGAGGTGGAATTGAAGTAGAATATGCTTTAAAAGACCTTCAAAAACTTTGTAATAAAGGTGTTAAAGAATTTGTTATTTATACAATAGGAGAGGCACCTATTAAAATAAATTTCAATAGTTCATCAGGAGAATCAATTGTTAGAGTTTATTCACCAATTGGTACTGATACAATTAAAACCGGATATAGTGTTACCGCACTGTGTAATAAAACAATTTAATTTTTACTTAATATATCTCGTTTTGGTGGATTTTTTTCAGTTTTAATAATTTTTTTAACTAATTCACCATTTTTAACATAAACGATTGTTGTTGTTCTTAAGTTTGGGTAATCATTAACAATGACCGCACCTACTTTAACACGATAAACATTGGATAACGAATCTAACAAAACATTGATACCTTTATCAATGTTTTTTGGTTTTGGGTTATCTTGAGAGAATGAGGATAGACTTACAATAAGTAAAAGTGATAAGAATATTTTTTTCATAGTGTTTGTATTTTATTTTACAAATGTAAATATAAATTATTTATCCCACAACATTTTTTTCAATTTTATTTAATGTTCTTATTGATTTTGAAATAATTTCTGATTCCCCCAATGAAAACACGCCTGAGTGAAATGCAAAACTAACGGCTTGAGTTAGAATATAGATTGATTGTTCTTTATCCATTGTTGATAGTAGTACGTCTAAATGGTCTTCATTATATAATGGGATAGTATTAAATAATTTTCCGAATAGTTCTTGTTGTTGTTGTTCCATAATTAAAATTTTGTATATTTATAAGTATATGGATAAAAATAACAAAAAACAAATTAAAGAAGCTACAGGTACTGGTGGTTCGGGTTCATTTAGAGTTCCGATGAGTCCTGGTGTTAGGCTTTTCAATAAAGAGCAATTACAACCCTTTATTGTTCCAACATCAAAGTATGATAGTGCAGAATTAGCGTTTGATAGTTATGATGGTAAAATGAGTACACCAAAGAATAAAATTGCAAAAATAGAAAAAGAGTCTAGAAAAATTTCTAAATATGTGAAAAAACATCCTGAAGACAATGATGAAGAAGGCGGTGTGTTAAATCAAACACCCGGTGGGAAGAAAAAGATAGTCCCTATTGTAACGGAATGGTTTGAGATAACCAAAGATACGATTTTAGAAGATATCATCCCAAACGGTCTAAAAACTACCTCAAATTATGAAAGGGTTATTGATAAATTTAGAAAAGACATTCCTGAAGACAAATATAAAGCGTTTGATTTAATCGTTAGTAAAATAAAAGATTATGTTCAAGATAGGGGGTATACAATAAAAGTATTGAATGCCTGTAACACAGGATTTCAAGGAGTTCGAACAAGTAAGGCGATTATTATATGTTCACCTGAGTCATTCTCAAATTTTGCATCATTTGTATATGTTTTATTTCACGAATTGAAACATGAACAACAAATGTCGGAATTTAATTTGAAAGATTCTTACATGGGAGATATTGAAGACTTTGAGGAGTTTTACAAAATTTATTGGGATATGGAAATGGATGCTGATAAATATGGAAAAGAATGGGTTAAAAAAATTGGTAATGTTCTAAACTTACCTGAACAAGTTTATTTTTTAGATAAGATGATTGAAAATTACCCAACAATGTCCGGAATGATTAGACAAATGATGACACAATTACATAACCATGTTAAAATGTTAAAAAAACAAGGAATGACCTATACTGATATAAGTGATTTGGATATTGTTAGAAAACATTTAGATAAATTAGAAGATATGTTTTAAATAAAGAAACCCTTACTCTACAGTAGGGGTTTTTATTTTTTTGGAACTATCCACTCTATCTAAAATACTTTTTAAAGAATATTTGATTTGAGACTTCATTTCATTTTTAAGTTCTTGTCTAATACGTTCTACTTTAGTATCGTACATTTTAGTTAATTTTTCCCAATCTCTGTTAGACATTAAAATATTACTGTAGTAGTACTCGTGATTGATTACACTAATTTTTTTATCATCAAGAATAATAAATATTCCTAATTCGGAATGTTTAATATATCTTTGTGATGAAAGGGGGGCAATTAAAAATTTAGACCCCTCACTAGTTATTAACTTACGACATATTGATTTGCAGATATGTACATCGCCTAATAGTCCCGAGTCTTGATAATCAAATTGACTTCTTGATTTAACAATACGTCTTATCACCAATCTTTTAAAAAATTTAAATATTTTTTTCATTATGTACTTGATTTATTTATAGTACAAATGTAATTATATTTTTTGAGAATAAAAAATATTTTTATAAAAAAAAAGGAGAAATTTAATTTTCCCCTTTATTTTTTGATTTATCTAAATATTCATAAGCTTTGTCCCCATACATTTGGTAGAGTCGTTTAAAGAATTGTGCAGGATTTTTTCTTATGTACCTAATAACATCATTAGGTATATATGCACCATATTTGTCACCAAATAAAGATTTTGCTTGACGTTCTCTATCACTTGTGGGTCTTTCAACGTCAGTCGAGTAGTCCTGTTCTAAAACATTCATATTGTCTTCATTTTTAGTTTCATTCATCATGAAATCAAAAACTTGGTCAATATTTTCTTTTGCGGTTGATAAATGGTCTTGAGCCCAATCATGACCCCCATCTAAAACACCTTCAACGGTATTTTTATTTAATTCCAATAACAAACCTGTTTGTCTATGAATTTGTTCTAAATTACTGAAAAACATATATCTTTCATTATCTTGTTCAGACATGATTCGTTTAACTAATTCAGTAAGTTTTGATTCAGATAGTTTAATTACTTTTTTCATATGATTATGAGTTTAATCCATTTCCGCCAATTGTGACCGCATTTAATTGTACAATTGCTTTATTTTGTCCATTTGTATAAACAGGACGTGGTGGGTTAATTAATAAATTACCACCATTACAGTCATCTTCACAAATTAAACCATTATTACCACCTGTGTTTGCACTAAATGGTACAATACATTCGTCACAAGTATCAAATGGTCCATAACTTAACATTGAATTAGCGAATTGTGTTGTTGTTTCACCCGAAGTTAATGTTACACAATATCCTGTTGGTAACTGATAAACTTTACTAAAGTCAGTTCCATTTATTGGTAAAATAATAACTTGTATTGATTCTTCACCACAAGTTGTTGCCGTTACTATAATATTTAATTCTTCCATATTTTTTATTTATAAATATATTACAATTTCAAATACTTTGTATTTACTACTTGAAATTTAATTTGTCGTTTATATGTGTTTATTTCACCACTACTAATTACTTGTATGTCAATAAAATATTCGTTAGGTATTTTGTCTCTAGTGTCAAATATAAAATAGTATTCGTTAGGGGTTCTATTAATTTTTGTCCATCCTTGAACTTGTACTTCTGTCGTCCCTTCTTTAACATATATTCTATATGAAGCATCAACATTTAATAATAAATTTTGGGTGGTATATGCTTGTTTAATTATGACACCAACTTTACGTGTATCGGTATTCACAATTTCTTCATTTTGTTTTAAACCGTAAAAATCAAATCCATATAATAAAGGATTTGCAGACACCACACCCATTTGAATAGCATTTTTTAATGGTTGTAATGTGAAATCATTTAACACTTGAGGTAATGGGAAGTTATTGTAACTAATATTGTACCATCTATCAGAAAACATACACGGTGTTTTATATCCCATAAGAGGTGGTATAACAACTTCATAAACTCCTCGAGTTCTTTGACATGTTGTTAACCCTGATAGTCCCGGAATAACATCCCCCATCATATCTAATATATCCACTTTAGGTGGGTAATCTAAATTGATTGGGTTACCATTATCAAATAAGTATAAATACAATTTATTAACTCTACCTAACGTAAATTGATTTCTATCATCTTCAATTAAGTCATTATAATTTGTTTCAAGATATGGTTCATAGAATGTTTGAGTGTGTTGAGTGAAAAATTGCACTTCATAGTTATTTGTAAGACCTGTAAGATTTTCAACTTGAGGTTTATACGCTATTCCCCATCCTGACACATTTGGTATTGTCCCATTTAACATACCATTAATTTCATTTGTCATATCAAAAGCAATGTTTTCATTACCAAATTCAAAATGTTGAGTGTCAACTATAGTGATTCCGCTAAAAGGAACCGGTCCTAAATTTTTGTTATTATAAATTCCGGGTTGTTGCCAAACACCAATGGTTGTTGTTTGAAACCAATTTGATGGTCTATCAGAAAAGCTTCTATCTGATTCACTATATTTGTAAACTAAATCCGCAAAATCATAACCAACACCTTCATCCCAAAGTTGGGGTGTTGATGGGTCATTATTTAAATAAGGGATTCTAAATAAAATTAAATCAAATGACGTTGCTCTCATCCTCATTTGAGATGTTAGAGTATTTAACAATTCCACATCAAATGTTGAAGTGTTTGTCATTCTTAATGTATGTGTAATAGTATCTGTACATCCAGTGGTTATAGTACCATCAAAAATTTTCTCTTTTAATAATGTTAAGTCTATATCAAAAATGAAACGGCTATAATTGTTTGGGTATTGAGTTGTTGCCACATTACCATAGAATAGTTCCATAACAGGATTTCTACCTGTGTTGGTAAAACTATTTGAAATAAGTGTATTGTTCTTACTGAAATATGAATTAATAATTGACATATAAATGTTTTATATATAAATATCAATTAATTCTAATATTTTGATTTAATATTGTATTTTCTGCATCTGCGAGGATTGCGTTGATTTCTGAGGTTGTTTGCCCATTACCCGCGGCAACCGGAACAGGAGCCATTGTTGCAACCGGATGAACGTGTCCTGTAACAAATGAGAAAATTTTTCTAAGTAATCCCATTAATTCATCACCCCTCACAACAGGGTATGTTTTATTAAGAATACTATTCTCATCTCCAATAAATTTATCCTGAGGAATCCCATATAAAGTTTGACTTAAACTAATTTTTCCTTTTGGACCTGCAGAATCTTGAGATAAGAAATACATTCTTTGAGAACCCATAATACTATAACTAATATCTGCCGGAATAAATTCGGTAGGTATCACTACTTCTTCTTTTAAATCGGCTTGAGGACCAAGAATTGGTTTACCCGATTTGTTTTCCCAAACTAAAAACCATCCTTTAAATTTTTTACTAGCAGGGTTTAATGTTATTTTATCATAAAATCTTACATAATTAACATATTCCGCGACTTCAGTTATAAGGTCATTTGGTGAAAATTTATTTCCGGTGGTATAAGTTAATTTTGATGGTGTGATAACTAATGGGAATGTTACGTTAGGTGCAAAATTTTGAGGATTGTTTACAGTATAACCTGATATGTTTATAAATCCGCTAAACACTCCCTGTATGAAATTATTTATAATAGCGGACGCATCATCAAATGATTTCGCAGTAAATTTAATTTCTTCTAATGGAGAGCCATAATTTGTCCCAACAGATAAAGTTGTTATTGTATCAGATTTAAAGTTTTTTGAGTTTACTGCTACACTTGGAACTACATTATATAACCCTACAGAACCGTTAAATGCTCCCGGTATTGATAAGTTCTCTAAATTATCAATATTCCAAATAATCATTTTTTTCACAACTTTAACTTGTTCAATTAATCGAGTAATCCCCTCAGGGTCTTTAGTTGTCTTTTGTTGGGAAAAATTAGATAATTGAATGAAGGCTCTATTAACATTTCCTAATGGTAATTGGTCTTTCACCAATCTTTTAGTTTTACCCGCTCTAATTAATACTTCATTTTCCTTAACAATCACATCGGCAGTTCCTCTTCCTAATAACGCATTATCACCGGGTTCAGGAAACACTCCTTTACTCTCTTGATTTCTATAGGCACCTACTTGATTTTTAATTGAAATTCCCTGAGCAATTCTGTCACCTGATGCTAAGAATTTTTTTGCTCCTTGAAAATTTTCAAAAGGACTAATCATTGGTGATGAAAATGGTCCTTGAATATAAAATTGATTTGTGAATGGGAAATCTTTATTTGAGTATATTATATGAACATACTCATCTTTAAGAGGTACTTGACTTACATAAAACGGTAATAACGATAAACAAATTAAAGGGTCTTTTGAAGTCCAGGGGTCCGTTTCCTCATTCCAATTTGGAATTGCTGCTATAATATCTTGATAATTTTTTGTTTCAGGTATAACACGAAGTCTTCCTAACATCATAGGGTCTTCATTGTTAAGTACTATTCCTGGAAAAATTATTTGATTAGTTACCATTTTTCTTTGTTCTTGAGTTATATTCTTTTAATATTGTATTATAAGTTAATTCTAATTTATCTAAATGGTGCGTTAATTTAATTAACGATTCTTTAGTTAAAACAAAATCTTCCTGAATAAAATCCATAACAAATGATAAATCTTTATTTGATGAATTTTTATATTCTTTAATAATATTTTTAGCTTTTTCAGATTTTTCTTGGATATTCATTATTATATTTTTTTACCGAAAGCACTTGCTGGTACTGTTAAACCTGCGGGTGTCATTGTTAATGGTCCAATAGCAATTTGTAATTTATTATTATCCGAATCTTCTTTTGCCATTGCTTTCATTTGACCAAATTTACCTAAAATATCTAAATTAGGGCTACCATCCGGTAAAGGACCTGTTGGGATACCAATTTTTTGTAGTTCTTCAATAGCTCCAACAAAGGCTCTTGATTCTGAGTAACCATCTAATAGTTGTGAAGCGAATAATAATGGTAAAGGTATTTGACTACCAAAACCGAGACTACTAGTTATCAAATCTAATAAAGCTAATAATTCATCTACAACACTTTTACATTTTCGCCAATCACTAATAAAAGACGCAACAATTAATAATAATTGAATGAGTTTTAAAATCATTGATATTCTTTTATCAATTTTTTCTTTAACAATATCTGTAATAACTCTTTGAATCAATGCTAAAATATCTTTTTTTATTAATTCAAATAATTCTTGAACAAATATTGCCCCTATTTTGGAAATAAAATTTATTGCGAATTTTTTGAATTGTTTAGTAAAATCAACTAATCCTTTTATTGAGTCCGTAGTTTCTTGACCGATGGCTTTTAACATTACATATATTGGTAACAATATTTTAGGTGTTAAAAAAGCACTTGCAATACCTTGAGCGATTAATTTTATAAAATTTAAATTTAAAGCCGCTTGTGCGTTGGTTTGAATACCGGCACCCCATTGAGGATTATCTGCTAAGACTTGAGTTAAATTATCGGCAGCATTAATAAAATCACTATTATTCTCGATTAAATTTAAATTATTTATTTGGTTAATTACCGCCGGATAATCTACGGGTAATAATATTCCATCACAATCTTCTAACTCAATCACTTTATTTTTAATGTTAGTTATTCTTTGTTCTATTTTTCTTAAATCAATCTCAGTAAATTCAAAAAAAGTTTCATCAACACCATCAAGTTCAGGTACTTTAGCAATACCACTAACATCAATTTCACTTCTATTGTCAAAACATAACCCAAGAATTCTTTGAACTAAAAGGTCGAATTTACTTTGGTCTTCGACTTGTCCAACACCAGCACTTGCACTCATAGAAACAACACCACTTAATGATTCCATTATTGAAGCCATAATGTTAGTTGGTTCCGAAACTTTAATTGTTTTATAGTAGTCCACTAAAAAAGTCCCAACTTTATTAACACCATTAACTCTATTTGATAAATCAACTTTAAACCAAGGGCCTGTTTCACCTTGAAGATTTGTATCAACATATTGAATATTAAATAAATCTTGTCCAGATTGACCAATGTAATTTTGTCCATTATCTGTTGAGTATGGTTGACCCGTTTGTATTAATTGATATAATTCCTTATTCATTGAAAAAGGATAATCCTGAACTAATATTGGAGATTTTTCGTATAGAGGTTTACCTTCAGTTTTAGGGTCTAAAGTTAGTATATTTAAAAGGTCGATAGATTTCACTTTTATATAATATGTTGCACCCCCATTATAAGCTTGTTGTTGGTCACAACCAACAGCGTTTAGTGATTCTTCCATAACAATTTCAGAAAGTCTTGGTTCAACATTCTTAATTGCGGTAATTAATAATTTTTTAATGTATTTAGTTGAATTACTTCCTTTACCACCGGTTGTATTATTAATATCTAAAAGTTGTTCAAATTGATTTTTAATTTCTTTTTGATAACGTTTAGTTTGTTCTTTAATTTTTCCAAGTTGACCGGTAACTGCAGATTTTTTTTGTTCAAACGCATCTCCGGCTTGTTTTCTAGTATCATCATATTGAGATTTTAACTCGTTATAATTTCTAGTTGCGGTAATTTTGTCTTGTATTTTTTTATAATCAAATCCTAAATCTAATGACGCCATAACAAATTATTTTTTCATTTTATAGGAACCTTCAGTTTTGGATGCGTCTTTTTCAATTAAAGTTTTTAACATCTCATCATCAACACCTAAATCTGAAATTGAAAAACTTTCACTCGTACCTGTATTTGATTTTTCCCACATTCCTGCTTGTAGTTTTGAAAGGGTTAATTTTTTTTCAACACAATCGTTAATTATTTTTTGTTGTTTTTCAATAACGGGACCGATTAAAGTCATGTCCTCAGGGTTTTTCATCATTGTTAACATTTTATTTTGAATTCTAATCGCAGTGCTTCTTTGTTCTACAAGTTCATTATAGATTTCTTGCATCAATGATAACATTGATTCTTTACTTAGATTAATTTCTTTTTTTGTCGGTCTTGCCATAATGATAAATATTTAATTTATTGTTTTTTAATTAACCATATTTTGAATCAATGTGTAATACATATTTTTGTATTTTCTCATTGACCCTCTAATTTCTTTTGTTGAAAGATTAGTCATCTCTCTTAAAGACAATAAAATAATATTTTTATTAAATTTGTTATTATCATTTCCAATAAATATTGAATCGTAATTTTCAAAAATATCATAAAGAGCGTGACCTAGTTTAATCTCATTTTCCGATAAATTTTCTTCCTTGATAAATCTCTCTAATTCAATTAAAAAGTGTTTAATAACTTTTTCAGAATCTAAACTATCATTCTCAATATAATACGCGAAGTTTTCATTATTTTCTAAATTTGATGAAATATCTTCATACGATATTTTTCTATTGGTTTCTTTTTGGTCTTTAATGATTTGACCCATTAAATAGTTTTTACATATTGTACCAAAATAAGAATAAGCCTTCTTTTCACGAGAAGGTTTAAACTTATCTATTTTAGTCATTAAAAACGAGTGAGTGTCTACATGTATATCAGTGAAATCCATGTCTTTTCTATATAATTTGTATCTTCTAATAATTGAAGATATCATCTTGTCTAAAGGTTTTTTTAAAAATTCGTTGTAAATCTTATTTTTTTCTTCATACGAGGATGATTCTAAAAATCTGACTACAGCTAATTCTTCTCTAACATCAAAATAATTTGCTTGTGTTGGTTTTCTACCTTTCTTTTTTAACTCAACATTTGTATCTCCTGTTAAATTAATATTTTCATTCATTAAGATTCTTGAGATTCAAATTTTATTGCTCTGTCATTAATGAAAAAATATTCTTTTTTTGCGGATTCAATCCAAAATTTAACTTCTTCCGGAGTTAAAATATCTCTACCATTTTTGTAATTCCAAAAGATTGAACCATCTCTTAAATTTGTATGTTTATAACCAATTCTCGGTATAGACATTATGTTAATGGAATTATGTGTTAATCGTAAGAATAATTCATATCCAAACGTTAATTTAAACGATGGTTTAAATAATCCATAATCAACAAATTTTGATTTTTTAATTACCATTCCTGATGATTGGAAATTTTGATAATCTAATAAAGTATCATGTGTTAAAATACCCATTTCAGGTGTAAAGTTTGCCGCGAAAGTAGCTTCATTAGTAAATCCAGCAAATTTACCTTTTTGGTCTGTATCAACAACTATTGGTAAAAATGCGTCGATATTAGGATATGCGTTTGCATAAACGTTAACATTTTTAAACCATATATTTGAGTACTCATCGTCAAATTCAAATAATGAAATCCATTCAGATTTAGAATTTCTAACACCATGATTAACTTGTGCGGCATAATTAGGGTCTTTATCCCATTCTAATTTAACAACATTTAAATCACCAAAATCATAATCTTTAATAAGTTCTACTAATGGTGTTTCATTTGTATGAACAATGACTAATTCATTAATTCTTAATTTTTGATTATTTAATGATTCGATACATTTTTTAAAGTAATCCTCAAAAAATGGTACGGTTGCCGATTTAATCGGTAATATAACTGATACGTCAAAGTAATTTTCCATATTATTCTTCTATTGTTTGTAGTTTATTTAATTGTTCTTCAAATGATTCTAATCTTTTTGTTAGATATCCTTCAAATAAATTTGTCGCTATTTTTTCAAAATCTTCTTTAGTACTTAAATTTTCAGATGTTTTAATTATTTCTTGTTCTAAATTTTCATTAATACTATCTTCTAACCAATTTTGTAAAAAGTCGGCAACATAATCAACCATTTGAGTTTTATTGTTTACCCAAATACCGTTATCTTCATTCATCCATTCAGGTACCAAATTTGGTGCTAAACCAACTACCGGTATTTTACATTTCATCGATTCTAATGGGAATGTACCGTAAGAGCTTGTCTCATCAATCCAAACAGATAAGAAACAATCTTTCATCGCTGTTGCGAATTCGTCAATAGTTAATCCTCTCATATCTCTAAAAGTTATCCATCTGTATTGTGGAAATTTAATGTAAAAACTTTTAATCATATTAACAGCTTCTCTTTGTTCTCTAGCGTGAATCGCTATAATTGGTTTTGCTGGTAATGGATTAGGTTTAAATTTATCTGAAATAAATGGTTTTAACACATCAATTGAAATGCCTCTCATAAGATTTTCAATATATTCTTTTTGAGTTTCAGATGTTGTTATACATTTATAAAACCCTAATTGCGACCATGTCTGACCTGGTTGTAGAGTTTCCAAAATATGGTCGTGAGCTTGAGATAATACAATTTTACCACAAGGTAACTTTGCAATTTGACTCATAACAAACCCATATAATTCAGGAATAACAATTAAATCTTCAGGAGCAATTTCCAAATTTTGACCCTCAATAGTTTTATGAGGTAATGATGTCATGTATTCTTCACCTAACCATTCTCCAACACCAGTATAATCCGGTGTTTCGTGTAAGATAATTGGATTATATCCAATTTTTAGTAATGTCATACCTAAATCGTATATGTAAGCAACAGAGGCTTTTGCATTACCTTTAGTGTCTTGTACTAAAAGATAAATTCTCGATTTTTTATCTTTCATGTTTTGAATTGACTGTTCTAGCTTTGTAATTTGTTCTTGTGTCATATTAATTATATTTTATTTAGTAATTTTTTATATAATAGAGTATTAAACGCTAATTTAAAGGGTATAGATAAATTGTTAGTTCCTTTAGCCCCTAATTGTTCGTCAATCTCTTCAGGCTCATCCATAATTATTTCTAACATTAACTTGATAGTTTCATATTTAATTATACTAATGGCGGTACCTTCAGTATCACCTGATGTGATATTTTTTTTTGGTTTTATTTGGACATAGTCATCTATTTTATCCAAATCTACATAATAGTTTTCTCCTAATACTTTTAACATTCTAAAATTTGTTTTAATTTATCCTCCAATTCTTTTATTGATTTTATAGAATGGATTGTGTTAATATTCTCATTATACTCAGTGTCGTATTTTATTAATATTTTATCTGAGGGATATTCCAATAATAAGATGGGATTTGATGTAAGTAAAATATCAATTTCATCCCACATTGAATTAATTGTTGAATTACTATAAAATTTTACTTTTTCTAATTGGCAACCAAATTTGGATAAAAAGAATAGTGATGCAGGTTTTGATTTACCTATTTCATCAGAAACTATCAGTAAATCATTATTATCTCTTAAAGAGACGTAAACCTCGTTTAAATCAGTAAAAGTGTTATATTCTGAAGACTGTGCGTGACCAAAAATTTCCATAGCAAATTCTTCATATAAAAATGAAAATAATTCATCTTCATCCGGAAATGAGAAATGTTCATTTAACGTTAAACTGTTTATCGGATAAGTCATCTTATATTCAAAAGAGTCTTCATTCTCTATACCATCTGTTTTATCAATTAAAAATTTTTGATAAGTTTGTTCAATTTTCCCCAAAGTATTTCGTAATACTCCATTAATTTCTATACCGATTCTCATATCAATAAAAGTTATATAAAAAAAAAGATAAGTAAACTAAAATATAGTCACTTATCTTCTCTATTAAATTAATGTTTTTAATTCTATTTATCTTCGTATTTTTCTAATATTTTACTTATTAATGGATTTCTAACGATATCATTTTTATCTTTAAACTCAAATGTGGAAACATAGTCGTCATCTCTAAATTTTTCAATTGCGTCCCATAACCCACTTAATGTTTTATTTTTATATTTATCAGACTGTTCAACATCTCCTGATATAAAAAATTTACTATTATAACCTATTCTTGTTAAAAGAAGTTTCATTTGACTCGGGGACGCATTTTGACCCTCTTCAAATATTAATATTGAATTGTCAATATTCATACCTCTCATAAACGCTAACGCAAACACTTCAATAACTTCAATCTCTTTAAGTTTTTCTCGACATTCTTTACCAATAATTTTATTTAATAGGTAATAAGATGGGAAGATATATGGGTCTAACTTTTCTTCAACATTACCTGGTAGTGAACCCAATTTTTCTTCAGCCTCAACAGCTGGTCTAACAATTATTATTTTTTCGTAAGGGGTTTTTGGGTCTGAAAGTAAGTCAATCGCAGCTTTCATTGTTATATAACTTTTACCGACACCCGCTGGTCCCGAACAAACTGTGATTTCACTGTCAATTAAAGTATCGTAATATTTTTTTTGATTTAAAGTTAAAAACTTTTCTTTAGTTTTTCTTTTAATAATTTGAGCAATTAAATCTTTTTTACTTACCGGTTTACCGGTCACTTCCGAGTTCGGAGTTGTTGTTGGTTTCTTTTTTCGCTGTTCAGCCATTTTATTTTTTTAATTGTTTAGTTGTAAATCTCAACAAATTTTTTTATTTCAGATTCAATATTATCACATTTTAAAACCTCATATGTGATTATTTGATTATATCCTAATTTTTTAAGTTCATTTGAGAAATTTATATGTATATCAGGATTTATAATTGGTGTCAATTTTATTTCCGAAATATGTATATGATTAATATAGTCATAATACTTACTTAATTCAATAATTGGGTCGTAACCTTCTAATTTTAAGTTATGGGTATCAATCATTGTTTTAATATTAATAAATTTATTATTTTTAATAAAATCAACAATTTCTTCTATATTATAAAAATAATTCCCCCCATAAACTTTAGAGTTAGGTTCAATAGTTAGAGCAATACCTGTATTGTTAAGTGAATTATCAATCCTTTTAAATATTTTAGATAACGAATCATCAACGATTCCATTTCTAATGGTAGGAGACCCAAAAACCATAACCTTAACCCCTAATATTTTACATATTTCAATTAGTCTGTCAATATGTTTATAAACTATTTTCGTATCTTTAATTCCATCACATTTAACATCATAAAATATTGACTGAATTGACTCCATTTTAATATTGTAAGAGTCTAACTTTTTTTTATACTCTATTAAAACATCGTTAGATAATTTATCCCATTCATTAATTTTAGTTAGAACACCTTCAATATTATGAATATTTTTAGTCTTTAATATAGTTAAGATTTGGTCGTTATCGGAGATATCCCACGCTAAGTTACTTAATGATAATTTCATATTTTTAATATATTTGTATATTTTAAAATTTAATTTTATTTAAAATAAAATCAACAATTGATAAATCATTCTCATCGTACAATAATAAATGTTTTATTTTATTAATATTTTCAATCTTTGAATTAATGTTTATTAATTCTTTATTCAATACGTCTTCAAAATTGTTTTCATGTTTGTTTAATATTACAGAAATATCTTCAATATTAACAATGCCATTTAACACTTTTTCATATATACCATAATTGTCATCAAATATTACGGGTATACATCCAAGTAATAAACTATGATAGAACCCTTTTCTCGATTGTTTATCCCCATGTGGTTGTAACGAAAAATGACTATTTAAATAAAGCTCATCAATTTCATTGTATGTGTCCACATTATTAATGCTAATCCATTTATCATCGATTACTGTATTTGTATTTAATACCTGAATATTATTAAAGTAATCAATTTCTTTTCTATATCTACCTGCATAACTTATTAAGTGTTTTTTGTTAATGTTTTGAGGTATAATATAATCTTTTGGGTTTTTTTTAATATGAGTACAATATGGTACCGGGATTTGATTGTTTGTACTTATCACATCTTCATAACAAATAACATAAATGTTTTCATGGAAATTAAAGTAATTTAAAAAACATCTATTATCCTCCCACATAACATCTGAATAAGTAATAATAACTTTTTTACCATCATTAACACAGTTATTAATTAACGGTAAGATTAAATTTATTTTATTAATTATTTGATTAACATCATAAAAATATTTCTTTGACCATGCGGTGCAAAATAAATAAATAGGGATGAATACGATGTCAGAATTTTCATAATTATTTATTAAATTTTTGTGTTCTCTAAACATATTATGTAACACTATCTCTAAAGAATATTGTGACCGTAAAAATTTATAATCGTCAAATTTAATAAAATGATTATTAATTATTTCATTATCATTTATGTGTATTGGTAATAAGTCTGAATTAAATTCGGGATTAATATTTAATATGTGAAAACATTTATTATTAGACATATAGACTTATATTTAATAAGTATGAAGATTTTTATTTATAATATCAAAGAATTAGAAAAAATTATGTCATTTTTTGAGTCCTTACCACCTGAAATGGATTTATACAATATATTTTTGGATAAACTAAAATTAAAATATGAAGTGGTTGATGATATCAATGAATCTGATATTGCTTTCATACCGATAGACTTTATTAGATTGATTTATGGGTCTATAACCCCTAGTAATCATAACAAACTTTTTATTCATTTAAAAAGTTATGACAAGTATTCTGATTTAATCCCAAAAGTTCAACCACCTACGTTTGGTGTTGGGTATAAAGAAAATTTTATTAAATTTTATTGGGATAATTTTATTAAAAATAACGTAGAATCAAATTTAAAAATTCCGCATTTTATTTTATATAGTTATGTTTTATTTGAAACTTCTTTTGAATCAATCGACAAGGATATTTTTATTTTAAGCTATGAGGATGAGGTATCTTTTTTTAATACTACCACAACTTTTAAAATGGGTACATACGACAGAATAATTACGATTCCATATGTGTTGAATAGTAATAGTTTATTTTCACTTCCTTCTATAAAAAAAATTATAAGTTGTGAAAAAAAATATGACCTAACATTTATTGGTTCTTTACATTCAGAGTCTAGACCATTACTTAATAGAATTAGAAGTTTTATACTACAATTAAAAACAGAAGTTTATATTGGTAGTATGTTAAATATAGAAGAGGAATTAATGAAAACAAAATATTTGTTTGTGTTAAGAGGGGATACCCCAACTAGAATATCTTTTTATCAGTGTTTTGCTTATAATATAGTACCAATACTATCCGAAGAAGAATTGTTATTATACCAAAAAATATTCACTAAAGATATTGATTTAAAAGAAAGTTGTTTAGTTTTACCAAATAAGGAAGGTATTTCCAATATAGAATACTCAAAAATTGTTGATGAAATATTAACTGAAGAACTATTAGATACAAATAATTATGTTAACAAGATTAAAAACCATGAAACATTGTTTAACCAAATAAATTATTTTAGTGACAAGTGTTTACCAATTGAAATCTCAATGGAAAAAATAAAATCTAATCATTCAAATAGAATGACTTTATAATATTATTTAAGAGCAATTTCGTTTACCAATTTTTTAATTTCATTTAATATTACCTCTTTAGGTTTTATGTATCCGGTTGACGAATATTTGGTCGTATAATCGTACTGTATTTTAATTTCGGAATGTATAACTTTTTCTTTATGAGACGGGAATAAATTAATGATTTCTTCACTTTCCAATGGTTCCGTAAATAAATTAAAAACTATTTCGTTAGAGTAATTTTTACCATACAAATTTATATCACTCACCAAATCATTTAAATTATACCATTGGAATGATGAATTTTTATTAATCATATGAATGTTATTATTATTCAATAAATCGTATAATATGTTTTTTTTAATATTTTTACTAAATAAAGCTGGTAATCTAAAAATCTTTACATTCTCATAGTTTAAGTGTTTTACAACCATTTTTTCAAAAAGATATCTATTCGACCCATAAGAAAAATCTTTGAATATTGGTTCAAAATCTTCGTCAACACCTACAGGTGAATTCCCATATACATCAATCGTAGATATTACATATACATTTTTATATTTAACATCGCCTATTAATTTAATAATGTCTACCACAGTTTCAATATCTGACTTCGTATCTTTATTAATTAACCATTTTGTTGAAGGTAAACAAGATAAATACAAGTCACATCCATCAGGTGGTAAATAATTATGAATTGATTTTGAATTATATTCAAATTCAAAATTTATACTTTCTTTTAAAGTTTGCCCTACTAAACCGGTGTTTCCTATTAATATTTTCATCGAACTAAGTTTAATTTAATTTCTTTTGATTGAACTAACATATAATCTTTTAATTGAAATTGTAGTAATCTTTCCGGATATGAGCAATAGTAATAATATAATGAATCTACGTGACCTTCATGACCTTTTAAGTTATAATTACCACCTTCATGAACAATATTTTTAGGGACTCTTTTAAATTGCTTTAGATTTTTATCAAAAAAAGATTTGTTTAGTTCATCATAATTATTATATAAATCACAATATTGTTTCATTGAATCTTTACTCCCATACGCAAATAAATCACATATAACATTTGTGTGGTCAAAAATATGAACCATTTTTCTATTATGTTTATAATATAAACTGTCACATGCCCAACAAGATGTACCATAGTCCATGTGAGTATGTTGATTATCAATATTAGGGGTAAAAATAATATCATGAGTTTTTATGTCTGAGATTATTTTATCTGTTAAATTAAATTCTGTCATATCACAATCAAATCTTATTTTTAAAACCACATCATATTCAATATTATTTTCTTTTGAATATTGTTCCATTAATTTATATGATTTATTAATAGAATATAATTGAGATTTAATAAAAATTTCTGGAGATGAAAAATTAAAATAGTTATCTTTAATTTCTTGAGATTCAATCCAATATTTATTATTATCTATTTCATGGTTTTTCATATTAGTGAATTTGTTTATTTCAGAAATCACGGAAGTTTCGGCGGATAAATCGTTTAATAAGGTTTCACTACCTTTCAATCCTATATTATCCCATGTATGTATAAAAACATGAAAATTTTCATTATTACAAAATTGATTTATCCCTTTTAATATTGAGTTTTTTCTGATATGACCACTTAATAAAATGGCAACTTTCAAATCATTTATGTTAGTATTTCTTGTGGGTAATTTTAAATATTCGTTACAATTTAATATTTCATTTTCTAAAAAACTTACTGTTTTTTTACCATGAACAATTAGTTCATGGTTTGTAAAATTTCTATTCAAGTATTTGTTAAATAGAAACGATAATTCTTCATTTGTCATTATTAATTATGTTTAAAATATAATCCTCAATAATATAAATTCCTTGTATTTTTCCGGTAAAACATGAAATTATATTGTTTGTTTGTTTTATTACTGGATATCGACTATCCGACTCATCATTTACTTTACTTTTTATTGATAAAAAATAAGAGTCATATTTAAAGTATTCGTTGAATTCCGGCATAAATGTCATAACTCGATTTTCAAATTCTTTAATTTTATTTAAAATAAATTCATCATTTATTAATTTTTTATATTCATCGATTTCATTAACTGATGAAAACTTTTTTAATGGTGTTAATTTAACATCGGTTAATGTAAACTTATTATCTTTATAAGGGTAGATAGAAAATAGTTCACCATCAACAAATGTCACAGAATCGAAATTAGTTGATTTAATTTTATCATAAATTAATGTTATGGTTAACTCATAAAAAAAATCAGTATTTATTAATCCCATAAAATTATTTGTCGCATCAATAACTAAATCCGAGTTTTTAGATAGTTGTTCTAATTTTACATTATCTATTGTTTCATATTTTATTAACCCATCTAATTCTTTTTGAAAATAATTTTTAACTTTTTTAAAATTAATATGTTTTTCATTTGTTAAAATACATCCTTCAGTATTACTAAAATTATGGGAAGTTAATTCAGACGGATACTCATCAAAAATTTTTAAATATGTGTTTAAATCAATTAAAGATAATTTTTTAGGTACGCAATAAAAGTTTTTATCAATATCGGTCACGCAAAACCCATAGTCGTTTATAAACCTATAAAAAGTTGTTTTACACAAATTTCTGGTTTCGTAGTTTCTCGCATAATGATAACCATAATGTAATCTATTTTGATTATAGTAAGAAGTGCCATTAAATATTTTGTCATTTTTTTCATATAGCGTGACATCGTGTTCGTTTTTTAACACATTAGACAAATGACATCCAACCCACCCTGTTCCAATAATCGATATCTTCATTTAATTATGTACAGTTAATATTTTATTTATTTTTTTCGTTCTTATATTTGGATGTTTTAAACATTCTTCAACAAAAATACCATCGCAAAATGGTGATTCAGGATGATTAATCCCCACTTTTTTGGCTATGTCTGTTCTTATGACAAATGAACCCCAATCAATTCTACATCTAATAGGTGTAGAGTCTAACACATTATAATTAAAATGGTTATGGATACAATTATACATAACCATATCACAATCAGTCAAATTTGACAATAATTCACTTACGGTGTTAGGTGTATAATAGTCCTGAATAGACGTTTGAATTACAAACTCAGTACTCACTAATTCTAATGTATTTTTTCGGTTAAAATGTCCCCAATAAGACGTTGGTGTTTCATTATATATCACTTTTATTTTATCCGAATTAAAAAAATTAACACACTTTTCAAGATATTCATTTTTTTCATCACAATGAATTATACACTCCCAATTTGGGTTTTGTTGTAATATTAAAGAACTTATAAATTGATAAGAATCTGTTGTCTCTTTATATGCTGTTGCTAAAAACGTTATCATTAATTTTTTTTAATTAGTTTTAATAGTTTAAGATAATTTTTATTTAAAAATGGTAATAATCTTTTTAAGTAATCTTCGTTTTGTTTTGTTAATTTATTGTTATCGTTATTTCTAGTTTTACTTTCATAATGATAACCAACTAAATCACCACACATATAATTTTTATATCCACTTATTACACATTTAAAATTTAATTCTACATCTTCAAAACACTCAAGATAATTCTCATTAAACATACCATTATCTTTAAATATATTTGTTTTAATCATCATCAGTGCTGCAGTATTTCCAATAACCTCTGTTTTATTTATTATATAATTATAGTAACAACTAAAATTTTCATGACCAATATTAAAAATATTATTTGAATTTATAGCTAAAATAACACCGTTGTGTTGAATAGTATTATCTTCAAAATGAAGTCGACACCCAACGGTACCAACTTTGGGTGTTGTTTTAAAAATATTTAACATTCCATAAATAACATTATTTAATAATTTAATATCATTATTACAGAATAATAAAAATTCGTGTTTATTTGTTACGTGATTTTTTACAACATCATTATTAATTTTTGAAAAATTATAGTAATCGTACTCAATTAGTTTTATGTTGTTATAATTTTTTATATTGTTTTTTAATATTTCTTTTTCATCATCCGTAGAACCGGTGTCCGCAATAAAAATATCAAATAACTCAGAATTACAATAATTGTAAAATGAATCAACACATTCTTTTAACATTTCAACATTTCCTTTGGTTGGGATTATAACCGCAACTCTACCAATATTCTTAATTGGTTTTTCTTTTATTTCAGGAATGTAAATTTTTTCAGGTTTTAAATCTAATGGCAAATTACTTCCCCACTTTTCAATAAATTTATCTTTACTTTCCCAAAATTCTTGATTCGGTCTCCCAACGGACTGATGTGTAATTTCAAAAGAAGATGTTACACCAATTTTAATACCATCTATATAATTAGGAATACAGAATAAATGGTCGTAAAAATGGAATCTTCCAATTGTTTCATCAAATTGATGATTAATTTTTGTTTTATCAAATGATATAAATAACCCATCAATAGTTACTACTGGAATTAAATATGGTAATTTTAAAGAATATTTACTTAACCATTTATTTTGACCATCGGGATGGTGATAAACTTGTCCCACCATTGTTTGTTGCATACGTTCCCAGTACACCCCTGATTCAGGAAAATAACAAGAACCGGCTTTTCCAATAATCCCATAATCAGGGTTATTTGAAAAATCTTTTAATAATTTTTTTCCCCAACCATTTTCTAATTTGATATCGTTATGACAACAAATTACAATATCAAAAATTGATTGAGAAATACCTTTATTGTAAATCTCAGCCAAACTAAATTCATTATTGTTTTTGTATTCTAAAATTTGAACGTCTTTTAAACCAACGGTTTGTAACAAATGTTGTTTAAATTTGTTATTATATTGTTCATCTTTATGTGTTGAGTATATTACTGTTATCATATTAATCCTGTTGAGCCAAACCCATTATCACCTCTTTCTTTATCTGTAACTTTGTCTCTTTGGTCCAAATGAACCCAACCCCCATTTACAACGGGACACAACACCGCTTGACCAAATTTCATTCCTTTAGTTATTGTTACAGGATGATTATTGGTGTTAAATATAATTCCTTTAACTTCTCCGGTATAACCACAATTATGAATTAAATGATTGTTACAGAAAAAATTATGATTATTTTCAACGGTAATATCATAAGTTTGTTTTCTTGTTTTTGAAATTTTAAGTATTTTAGTTGTTTTCATTTATAAATTGTTTTAATTCGTTAACACTATAGAATATTTTATAGTTAGGGTATGTTTTTTTTGTGTAATATTCTTTAATATCAACCTCTTCAGTGTTCCATCCTTTCATTTCAATAATATAAGTAACTCCATTTATAAACTCAACTAAAAAATCGGGAACATAATTTCTATTTAAATTATTATAAAAATATTTAATTCTAATTCCATGTTTATTAGTCCAACTTTTTATATTGTTGGAATCATCAAATAATACCATAGATTCCAATTCATATGATGAGGAATATAAAAATACCTCATTTGTTTTTGAATTATATTTACCTGTTTTATATTTATTTGATTCGTTAGATATTGTACCATTTGCATATAATTTTGAAATAATTATTGACATTTTTTCTCTAAACTCTAACGATTTATCACACCTTCCATCATTTAATGATTTCTTAATAGAATTGATGGTTTTTTCTCGATATTCGTCATTCTCCCATCTTTTTTTACTAGTTTTAGATATTTTATCTGTTCGTTCTTTTGATATAACCCATTCTTTATATTTCTCAGTTTTAGACCATTGAGTAAATCCTGTGAATAACTCCGGATTTTCTTTATGTTTTTTCTTTAAAGTTTCAGACATCTTTTCTTTAAAAATTGGGTCTTGATGTGTAATTTTTCTAATTTTAATTTGAGATTCTTTATACTCAGGACTACTCCAATTTTTTTTGGCTCTATCCGACATTTTTAATAGTTCGTCATCTGATTTAACTTTTGAACCAAAGAACATTTTTTTATACTCATCAGATTTTAATTGATGTACAAATTTTAAATGTTCAACAATTGAACATTTTTTTTCTACCCCACAAATTAAACATTTTACCATTATACCCTTTATCTTTATTGATAAATATTACACAGGTTAATAAAAAACAATAATCTCATCATTTTCTTTCACATCTTTAGCCAACAATAACCCTCTTTTAGTATAAACTTCACTATTAGGTGTAACCTCTAATATTCCATTGTCAGTTTCAAAAACAATTATTTCCTGTTCTTCCGTGTTAAAAATGTTGGTAATAATATCTTTTTCAATTTCTAATGTCTTTTCATTAAATGAAAAGATAACATCATTAAGATTTAATTCATTTATCGTTTTTTCACCCTTAATTGTTAGTATTTTCATATCTTCTGAAAAACAATCCACAGTTCCAGGTGAGTTTAAAACCATAAGACCCTGATTAATGGCTAAACCACTTTTAGTCCTAACTTGAATCTCATATCCATCTTTAATATCAAAGGATAGTCCGCTAGGAACTAACGCTCGACCGAAAGCTTCTATGGTAACATCTTCAACAGAATGTAGGTCAAAACCTGAATCACTATCATAATTATATTTCGGGGTTATTGCGTCGGGATGAATTTTTACAAATCCTAATGGTAATCTTGTTTTTGAATTTAACATATCTTCTTCAAGTTGTTTTAAATCCAAACCAAATTCACTCATTATATCATCATAACTTAAATCATCTAAATCAATATTCGCTAATTTTTTTAATTCTTCCGCTTTGTTTTTTAAAAAATCTAAATCTTCGTTAAACATTATTCTAATTCTTTTAATTTTTTTATTATGTCAATTAAGACTAATACGTCACGTTCACAATATGCAGATATTTCTTCTAACATATCTTTGTTCCAATATGCGTCGTGTACTTTATCTCCGGTAACTTCACCCTCTTTTGGTGATGGAACTTCCATTGAAGTACACATCAAGTCTAATGACCCAATCGCTGTATAAGCACCATATTGCCAAATTTCTCTAGTATCAATAGCTTTGATTTCCCACGGCTTTGTATCGTAAGAAGGTAGAATTGATGGGGGTAATAATCCATTAATAATCATTCTTTTAGCTGTCATTGGAATGTCAAAGTTTTTTAAATTATGTCCACATAGAAAAAAATCTAATTTACCACAACGGTCTAATAATTTTTGACATTCTTTTAATACCTCTTTTTCGTTGTCTCCGGAAAAGGTTGTTTTTTTTATATCTCCATTATCCATTACAAACGCAACACTCATACAAACAATTTTTGCAAATTCAGGAACTAAAGCTGTTCTTGTTGCAAACACTGTATTTTTTTGGTTAACTTCAATTTCCTTATCTTCAGGAAATCGTTTTAAAAACCAATCGTAATATTTGTCAAATTGTTTAGCGAGTTCAGGTCTCTTTTCTAAACAAGTGTCATAATCTTTTTCAATTCCAACAGTTTCTATATCTAAAAATAATATTTTAGTTAAAGGTATTTTTATCATTTTTTGTTTTTTATTTGATTAAACTTTTGTAAAACTCCGCTCTTGTAACCGTTACTTTATTAAGGTCATATTTGTCTTTTACGGTATTATATAATCTCTCTCCTAACTCAGTTATCATTTCAGGATTCTGAACTAATTTTTTAATTGATTTAGACCAATCACTATGGTTCCTACTTTCAGGGATTAAAATCGCATTTCCTTCGTCGGTGAATACCCCATTTTTTAAACAATGTTTTAAATCTATAGTATATGGTCCAATTTCAGACGCAATTAATGCTTTCTTATAGAATCCTGCCTCAATTACTTTTAATTGAGATTTCATTCTATTAAAGATGTGATTTTTAATCGGTGCCAAAGATATATCAAATTTTGAATAATTCATAGCGTAAGAATTAACCGGTTTTGTCCAAACTCTAACGTATGGTAATTCTTTATCTGAAATATATTCATTCTCTTTAAATTCCTTTAAGAATTTAATGTAATTTTCATCTAATGTTTTGTAATTATTTGTAAAGATACCCTCATAATTAACCCATACAGTTTCGTGTGGAAGAATATCTCTTTTCTTTTGTTCACCTGTTTGTGGATTAATTTCAGTTACAGAACCTCTTGTGTCGAACCCACAAATTACATATTGTAATTTATCATTAATGTCTTGATTCTTTTGAACGAAATCACCTAATAAATTTAAATCGTGTAAATGTGAAGACCCTCCTAACCAACCAATTCTGATTTTATCTGACGGTGGTGTTGGTTGATTAAATTGTTGTTCATTAGGGTCAATAGCGTTTGGTAATACCAAAACATTTTTATTGATTTTACGAATTTCATTGGCGAATATGTCAGTTGTGGTTGTAACCCAATCAGCTTCTTTTAAGTTTGCGACAATTTTCTCGTGAATTTTATTTTGAACAATAATACTATGTATTGGATGGTCAATAGTTGGTAACCAATAATCATCAATATCAATAACAACCACTTTACCAATTGATTTTAAATATTTAACAATTGATGGTGTTTGGTCATAGTGACTACCAATATTTCGATGCACATGGATTATTTGGTATTTATCCCAATACTTTATATCATTTATTCTTGGTTCATAATCAATATCAACGTGGAAATCGTCAGGATATAGATTTTGTAACTTAATATGTGGGTCTAAAGACCTGAATTTCCCTACGCCTGTTTTATCTGACGCGAGAACTAAAACATTTATTTTTTCTTTCATAGTTTAATATTATCACAGAAAATATAATTAAATAGTATCATAATATCAAGAATTAAGAAATAAAAAACCCCTTAAGTTTCCTTAGGGGGTTTAAATTTTAAAGTAAATAAAGTTTAAGACATTTTTTTTATTTTGGTTACTTTACCTTCAAACACATGTTTTCCAACTTTAAAAGAAAACACTTCATTTGATTTTTGTGTTGATTCGGCTAAAATACCATTTTCTTGCAAAACTTCCTCAACAACTTCTTTTAACATGTCTCTTAATTGTTTATTATTAAAACTAGGTTGTGGTTGTGATTGTTCTTGAACTTTTTGTTTTACCTGATTAACTTGATTACCTCGAGCATCAGTATTCATTAATCTTGCCGCTTTATCGATTAAATCATTAGATAATGTTGGACCTCCCATACCAGCAGGTTGTGAAATTGGATGTTCAATCATTAATCTTTTAATTTCATCCGGTAATTTTGATGCCATAACTCTATCTTGAGTCATTGGTTGATTAACTTGTTGTACAGGTACCGAAGCTTCTTGTAACATATCTTGAGGTAAATTATATGTTGCGGGAGGAGCGTTATAAGTTGCGACTTCTGGAGTGTTATACGAATCCATCGATGGCATACCACCTCTTGGTGTTTGATTATGTTTTTCCATTATCTGTTTGGAAATCATAAGTTTTTGAATTAAATCATTTTCGTTTGTCATATTATTTTTTAATTAAACTTTGAGATTGTTTTATTAGTTCTGAAACTTTTGGTCTTAAATCATTCTTTTCTTGATTGGATAAGTTTCTACGAATTTTACCCTCAATGCCTGAATATATTCTTTTATATGATTCAGCGGCTTTTGATAAATCAACACCCTCTAACGAATCAACACCATCTTTTTCTATAATACTATTAATCATATCATTAACGGTAGTAATAATTACATCGTTAATTACATCATCGACCGCAACTTCAGTTTCTGTTTCAGGGGCTGGCGTTTCCGGTGTTTGTGGGGTTACTTCAGAAAAATCTGCGTTAATAATAACTCGATTCATACTTTTATCCCCATTAGGATTATAGTTTGGTTTTGCCTCGTTAAATGTTTCTCCTGTTGGTTTGAAAGAAAATATTTTATCGGCTCTAAAAAGTCTCCATCCTGGTAATGGTTGTTCACCTAAATACGCAGTGTGTGAAGCTCCTTGTGAGTCCCATGCTCTAACAACAGGGTTATCCGCTTTTGAATAACCAAAACAAACGGGCTCGATTAAACGTAATCCTCGACCACCTGGTTCATCACCATCATAGTAAATTATAATCTTATCTCGTTTTTTTATAGCGTCGACTATAGAGTCAACAGACGCTATTTCTAAAATAAGTGATTTAAATGTGTTGTAAAGTTTCATTATGCACTTGGTGTCGTGTATGGTTTGTCTTCTTTGTATTCGTTAACAACTAGTTCAGACTTTCTTTCCATAATGTCTTGAATTGCTCCCGCATTTTGATTGTAAACATCTAAAAACCCTCCTGTACCTTTACCTTGAGTATCTCCATCTGCTAAAGCATCAGGATTAACGGATGAGTATTGATTAGTAATTTTAAAGTCATTTTTAGGAAATAACATTTTTCTTTGCATATCCGCAATTGCAGATAATTCGTTTTCAGGTTGTGCGAAATCTAAAGGTTCTAAATTTGCCATGTTAAATTATTTTTTTTATTAATTCGTTTATTCTTTTTAAATTTTCTGTGATATTTTTATTAATATCTCCAACAGTTGAATTATGGTTTTTACTTGACCTATTCATATTATTTAAATTATCTTTCGTGTGTGTTTGTATGAATTGATTTGGTAATACTTCTGCTTTTGCTTTCTTACCAAGATAAACATTGTCTCTCATCCCCCCTAAAGTATCGTTAACCCAATTCTTAACATAATGACCACCGTTTAAGATAAATGGTAAATCGTTCTCAAGTCCATTAAAATTATCAAACCAATTTTTCATTCGTTTTAATTGTTGGTAAGTAACTTCACGACTATCTCTTAATTCTTGATTTCTTTTGTGACCTTCAATGGTTGTGTCATCCGTATTTGCGGAATCAAAACATTGTTGTAAATATTCTACAACATCTTCAGGTAGTTGAACGGTATTTCCGTATAAATCTTTATTCATTAGATTTCAAAGCTTTGATTAACATATTAATACTAATTCCTTCTTTATCTGCAATTTTTTTAATTGACTCAATATTTTTTAATAATATTTTACTTACACCTTTATTTTTAATAACGTCAGAATTTCCTGAAGACTTGTTAACAACATCAGATGATTTAGATTTTTTGGTTAACATATCCTCAACCATTTTAATCATTTTTTGTTTTTGTTGTTCCTCAATACTATCCTTTTCTGATAATCTCTGTCTTAGTTCACCATTTTCAATTTCTTCTTTTGGTAACTTTCCAAATTGTTTTGCTCGTTCAATAGCGTTTTCCACACCCATCTCTTCAAGAGTTTTAACGGTATCATCAAAATCCATATCTTTTGTTTCCTCATATCCAAACGCTTCCGAATAATCTACCTCATTAATAACTTCATCAGACTTTTCTTTACTCTCACCATAATAAACTCTATAACCTCTAGTAACAGGGTCATTTGTAATTCTTGCCATTGCAACTGTTTGGTCGGTAGTTTTATGAGGTGTTAATGTTTGATTAAGAAATGGTATTTTTGAACTTAACATTGAGCCATCAGAATCAACTAATTCATCAATTTCTTTTTTAGGTTTAATACTTTTTAACTTTTTAGTTAACGCGTTTTTAGAAACTTTTGTTTTAGATTTTAAAACATTCCCAACAATATTTTTAATTTTTTTAGAATCTTTTTTATCGAAATCAATTCTCTCATCATTCTTTCTAGATTCAGTTAAAGTATCCGCAATAGAATAATATAAGGATATTTTGTCCTCTCTTTCTTTTAAAAAGAAGTAATAATTATTACTATAGTACTCTGTATTAAAATTTATCATATAACTTTTTCATATAAATACTTCGTTTTAATGTATTTATCATAAAAAAGATGGCACAACAAAATATAAATCAATACGTCTATCCAAATTGGGGTCTAAATTTTGCTTTAGAATCCTATGATATGTCTATAACATCCGATGAAAGAGACTACAATCAAGAGGTTGTGTTCTCCCCATATTTGATTGCTCAGACCTATGGTAATAGATTACCATTTTATTTTGACATTGATAACCCTTCTTGTGTTCAAGATTTAACATTAAATTATAAAAGTTATAATCAAAACAATATTTTTGTTTCTCAAAATTATTATAACCCTAAAGAATTGGATATAACTTGTTTTAATTCTCACACATCTTGTGATATAGGGTTAACAGGAATTGATAATGGTTTAGTGACCAAAATGACCGGAGAAACTATAACTTTTACAGAAGGAATATTTTCAGATTATTTAAAATTTGATAGATTACATTTTGATAGAAGATTAAAATTATTCCAAGTTACAGGTAATACTCAATCACCTAATGTTAGATTTTCAGGATTTAATAAAACTGTTTTATATGAAGTTGTAAGTAAGTATAGTCCTTATGAAGGTAGATACCATGAATTATATGGAGGTTTTTATCAAGGTTTCTATAAGTTATTTGGGTATGACTATGAAATATTTCCCGAAAGAATGAACAGAGGATGGTCTGTTGAAATGTTATTAAAACCAAGATTATACAACGAATACGCACCATCATCAGATGAAACAACATTAAACGAGATTTATCCTCAGAATAAAAACATATTTTTTTATTTAGGGGCAAGAGCTGAAAATAAATTTTATCATCATGCCGATGGTCACCCTAATTGTTTTACAGGATATACTCGTGTAACTTCAGATTTATATAATTGTATTCAAACTTGTGCGTGTTGTAATAGAACAATAACTAATAGTCGATGTATCTACGTATATCCGCCAAGGTCTTTAGATAATATTCATGACCCACACGTTAATTATGGTTGTGATGAGTGTAACGGTAACCCTCAACAAAAAATAACCTGTGGTTGTGATTGTAATTTAGGTCCATGTGAAACTTGTGGTTGGGAATGTCAAACTCATACTTGTGGTTCAATTATAGAACCTACACCTACACCTACTCCGAGTCCAACATCAACACCAACAAATTGTGACTCTGTAACGCCTGTGTGTACTAACACTTGTTATAGTTGTTCAACATGTTATGATTTTGGAAATTGTTTAACCTGTAAACCAACAGGGTTTACGTCAATAGAGTATACGTGTGAGACAAATCCATTATATGATGCGATGTCAAACGCATTATCGTTTAAATTATGTGGAGACCCTAAAAATCCTCAGATAGGTGTTAAAGTTTTAAGATTTACAGGAGGGTGTGAAACTAGTGGAAGTTGTTCAACTAGTGGAATTACATATACTACAGGGTATACGGTAACAGAATATTGTTCTCCTGGTGGAATTTACCCAACTTGTTTAGTTGATAACCCGGCTTGGTTAGAAGAAGAACACTGGTTTCAATTAGATGCTGTATGGGAAAGATACACTTGGTTAGATGATTGCGATTTATGGTATCGTGGTGGTTTGGGGATTATAACTCAAGAGAAATATTTGGAGTCATTGGCACATAATTCAATATCATTAATTACAGTACCTTATACACAACCTGACGGTATTGAACCATCAAAAATTGAATTAGTTAATTTAAACGAAAGATGGTTAGATGAAAAAAAATATAGAAGAGGAAGATTAAAAATTTATATCAATGGTAAAATATTTTACACGATTGAAGATTTTGAAGAAATTATTCCAAGAGCTTTAAGTACGGATAAAGAAAAACAAGTTGGTGTTCCATTTAATATATCATGGGGTGGAGGGACTCAAGGATTGAGAGAAAATTTAACATTTTCATCTTGTACATTACCTTATGGACCATATCAACAAGACCCTGAATGTTTTCCTGTTAATGATTTAACGGGAACTACATTTAATGGAATGAATACAAATATTGTTATTGAACAAAATTTCGCAGGAACATTTGAAGGGGGTATTTCTCAATTTAGAATGTATGTAACACCATTATCGGCTCCGGAAGTTAAACACAATTTTAATATATTGAAAAATACGTTTAGAATGTTTAACCCTGATTGTCCTGATTGTAGTACTGAAATTTGTCCTCCGGATGATTTCACATACACAATAGGGAATATTTCAACCACAACAACAACGACAATTCCTGTTACAACAACAATAATATAATCAATAAGTAATTTAATATGTCACAATCAATAACAATTAATAGTATAAATTACGACGGGGAGATTGCTAATATAATCTTTACCCCTGATGTTGATAATGTAGTA